CGACAAAATACAAATACTGTTTGAGTTAAAACTTGCAGGGTTTGACATTTCCGCGAACCTTGAAAAGATGTATCAAAAGTACGGAAAAGAAGAATTTCAGAGAGCCGCACAGACTAGCGGCTACGGGTTCATTTTTGAATAAAGAAAGGATGGTTGATTTTATGAAATGGTACAGAGCAGAAATTGAGGATGATAATTTTGAAATGATTTTGGCAGATAACGAAGAAGACGCCATAAATCAGTATTTTGAATTAGGAGAAAAACACGATTTATTTAATCTGATAGAACTTGATGATGATAATAATGAGGTTCGCACAATTCTATAAATTAGGCAAGGTTGGCTTTTCCGGGGTTCGATTCCCCGGCTTTACCTCATAAGAGGACAGAAAACACATGGAAAGGCGGTTTTGATATGAAAACAATTAAATTAAATGATGAAATTTTTAAAGAATTTCACATCATCAAAAAATCAGAATATGACAAGATATGTGAAGATTATAAAAGCACTGCTATTTTCGACAAGAAAATAAAATGCGCTTTTCTTCCCGGATACGGAACAACATTATTCTTTGAAAACATCCAGTTTGTAATTATAAACGACAACGAACCAACAAAAAAATATGCGATTTGGAGAAATCACAAAGTTATAGGCTATTGCGATATAACGGAAAAAGCCGCAAAACACGCAAACGGCGCAAGCAATGCAAAGTTTTTCTTTGGTTTTGACAGAGTTACAAACCCAGAAAAATATTAGTGCTCTCCCGCTTCCCCACTGCTGGTGGCGCAGGTTCATGACCTAGGGGCGGAATTTCTGCAATAACGAAACGTAAACGGCGTAATACGCGCCATTTTTCGCGTGCTTGGTGCATTCGTTCCGGTTCGATTCCGGGAGTACGGACCACGTGGAAATCCGTTCCAATGTGCAAATTGACAAATAAACACAACATGAGGAGGTGTGAAAGATGGGAAAATATGAATATATCGGAAAAAGGGAAATCATGCGCCGGGTGGCTGACCTTGGTTATCTGGAAATATCCGGCAAAATGTGCGGCTACACGAAGTTTGAGGGTGTGGAATGGGTGGAGTCTACAAAGATCAAAATAACCGCCCAGCGTGGCGGTGATTGGTTGCAGATCACGCAAAGACCGAAAAGCATAACACACACTTACAGCCGGTACGATGGGAAATGCTATCTTGACAAGTGGTAAAAAGCGGTCTATGCTAGATTGTAACTAAGCTGGGCAAGCGTCTTTTGGCGTTTGCCTGTGACCGGCAATATTATCAAATATCATCAGTGCATTATCTATATATAACATAATATATGGTGTATTTGTGTTATTTACGGAATATCGCAGATAATTGCACGTTTGTTACACGTTTTTAGGAATCCGTGAAAATGGAATCTTGACCCTAAAACGCTACCCCAGGGGGGGTACAAAAAAATTACGAAATATTTTTTGGCGCGCGGAGAAAATTTTCTTTCGTAAAAATCAAAGACCGCGCAGCATAATCACTTTTACTCAACTCTTCTATCAGCCTTTTCCTAGTCATTTCCGGATTTGTCCGGCGCACATACTGTAAGAGTTCTGAAATTTTATCCATTATGCAACAACCTCCATAAGTTCAATCAATAGTCTGTCTGCTATTTCAAATACTTCTCTTCCGTATGTAGTCAAGAAGTCTGCTACGATTTCCTCTGTATCAATATCCATGTATGCATTATACGAAAGACAGAACGCATGACATAATTCGTGACATAACACACGGTCAAGGAACCTTCCGCGCAAATCATCCGCAAGATATATCGTTTTCGTGTCCCTGTCGGTCATTCCTACCGTTCTGCTTCCGTCACTTCTCTGTAGCATATCGCTATGAAGCGATACTTTGACCAAATTCCACATTTCATTGTTTATCGTGAACAATTTACCACCTCACAAACAAAGAGGGCAAAATGCCCTCTCTATTACATTTTCGTGACAAGCGTAGTCAGCTTTGTCTTGGTCAACTGTTTCTCTTCTGGGGACATACCGGAGAACAGTTCGGTCACATCTTCCGAAAGAGATTTCATGTACTTTTCGAGTTCTTTCATCTTTGCGTCCTTATCTTCCGGTGAATTTCCGTTATGTATTTCCTTTGTTTCCATGTAGCTTCTCCGGCTCATACCGGCTCTGCCCTCTCTTGCATCGTGAGTACCGGTACTCATGCCATTATTTCCGCTCATAGGCTCTGAATAATACATCTTTCCCATACTCATCCTGTCAAGGTCTCTCATTCGGTCGTATTCCGGCATTCTCTCCCATTCGTGGTAATCTTCCGGCATCTGATGATAATATGGCGGTTCCACATATCCTCTGCGTGTTCCGCGTCCTTTCGGTGCGAATCTGCCATTTGCATAGCGGTAATGGTCGTAATATCGTCTGTCCGGATAATCTTCGTACTGTTCAAGCGTACGCATAATATCCTCATTGTCTTCAGACTTTTTCATAGCTTCAACAATGTTGTAGTCCTTGTCAAAGCATACGATGTTCTTTGCAATCTCCGTCCAATCCTTGAGATCATCAAGGTTTTGTCCCTCAAAATTCTCAATTCCAATGCCGTCAACGTGGGCTTTCACGCAATCCATAATCTGTTTCGCAAACTTATGCATAATATCAAGCCTCCCTTACTGCAATCAAATTACTGTTCTGCACCTCGATAGCCTGTGTTGACGTATTCTGCACGGCTACGGTACTGCAACAACCGCAAGGCACATCAACGTATGCCTGTGCTGATACATTAAAGAAATTTTCAACTGCGGCTGGCGTTACGATCATCTTTGTTGACTGCAAAGGCTCTCCGTCAACCGCGATTGCAAGTGAAATCTCTCCAACTGTACCGCCTGTCGGAATCTGAATGTTGCCGGAATACGATACCAAAAATCTAGCCTTACACTGATTGGTGATACCTCTTAACTTGATAATTCCGCTTCCCTGTCTGTGTACGATACATTTTGTTCCGTTTACTGCTGTTTCTGTAAATGCCACATCTTCTCCAGCAGCAACGGTTTGTAATGCAATTCCTGTTACTTCCATTATTTTTACCTCTCTTTCACAAAAATAAGGGCAAACATTATAGTCTGCCCTTTGATTATAAGTAATACTGCATAGCAGACATGATTGAGTTAAACTCAATTAAGATACTCAATTATTTAGTTTTAGCAGCCACATCCTGTGTTGCATCCGCATCCATATGCATAAGCATTTGGGTTAGGTACAACATATGCCGGAATGGCAGACGGATTTACTGCATTGATAATCTGCTGTGTCTGAGCTGCCATCTGAGTTGTAAGTAATGCACTCTGACGATCCTGTGAAGCCGCTCTGCGAAGGTCATTATTTTCTGCCTGTAAGCTAGAGATTTTCTCATTGCAGAGATAATCAAGAATAGCGCGTGTTCCTGCATTCTGGCTGTCGATAATGTCTCTCGTGTTGCTGTTCATGGTGTTCTGCAATGCGCAAGTGTTCTGTGCCATGTTGTAGTTTACGCCTTGGATAGCTTCTCTTGTTTCACAGCAGCAGTTAGCAAGCTGTGACTGTAATGTATTTGTATTCTGCATATTAGCAACTGTATCAGCATTGATAGCCTGCTGAATGCCGAACCCGGTCTGCAAAATGTTTGTGTTGATGCCGTTCATGCCTGTTTGCACTGCATAGAATCCGTCACAAAGTCCGTTTGTAATTCCGTCAAGTTTTGACACAACCGCCTGATTATCAAATCCACGCTGGATTTCGCTTCCGACACCACCATTCATTCCGTTTCCTCCGAATCCGTTACCGAATCCACCCCATCCGAAGATGGCAAAGATAACGATAATGAACCATAACCATGAGCCTTCTGCGCCCCATCCATTGTTATTTCCGTTTCCGTCAATGTTCGCTACAAGCGGAACGGATGCACAATTACCTGTGTTAAACATAGAATTTACCTCCATAATTCATTTTTATATACATAATCTTGCAAGAATTAGTATCACATTCCTAATTGGCTTTTAAATGACTCAAAAGCCTTATCTGCGTCAATCCCCTTTTCTTTGCACAAATTCCTAGCCATCTGCTCAATGCCTTTGGAATCTCCCTTTTGTGCCATTTGCATAGCATTGCGCGCCATAGGGTTGCTCATTACGCTGTTGTTCCCCATCATTTGTTGTAAAAACTGCTGTGGGTTTCTCATTCCCTGTAACATCTGCATAGGATTCATTAAGACTCACTCTCCTTTTGTGTTCGTGAAGATTTTCTTTGCGTTTGCGAAGATAACTTATCTTCCAACTCTTCCATCTTTCCAAACAAGCAATCTAATTTGTCAGTAATAGCCTTTGTCGCATCATCAGATAGCCCTATTTCAATTCTTTTATCATCGCTTGAAGAATCTGCCATCTGCTCATTGAAAGGCTTATAAACGGTCTTTCTGATTGTTCCATTGGCATCCCATTGTTTTGCAACGATTGCGCTCATGTCCTGCATTGGGAAAAACGCAACGCTTCCATCCATAGGTACATCATTCGCCATGATCGCCGATTCCGACTGTACTACCTTTCCTTGGATTCCAAGAAACTGCGGTTGCATCTGCGGAATCTGTGGCTCTGGTTGTTGGAACCTCTGCATTGGGTTATACTGATATGCGGCATAGCTTGGGTTTGGGTTAAATGCCATATTCTGATTTTGCATTTGATACATTCTCTTCCTCCAATACTTCCTTGATTGCGTGAATCATCGCTGACTGATACACAAGCGGAACCTTTGACACATCTTCTCTTGTTAAGATTTTTTCAAGAATTTCATCCGTAAATAACATTCCGCATCCCTCCTATGCTTATATTTTTGCATAAAAAAATACGGTTCTTCCGCAAAAAATAAGCAGAAAAACCGCATAAAAAAAGACGCTCAATGCGTCCAAACTTCCATAGTAATCATATTCAATTAACTTTTAGCACTTGTACAAGAAACTCCTTTCTTTAGTATAATCAAGGCTTCCGAGCCTTTTTTGATTACCTTTTGATTACTTTTTGATTACTCTCTTTCCCCTAATCTATAGAAAACCTTGATTTTATGCGGTTTTCTGAAAGCCAATAAGGGGACTCGAACCCTTGCACAAAGCATCAACTTTTCAGTGTTTATGCGGCTTGTAGCGTTTTTACTTTGATTACTTTTGATTACTTTTTTCAAAATAGTAATCAAACGACTAACTTGTTCGTGCTTTGAAGTCTGGTATACTACTTAAAATATCTGACTTTTTCTCGATAGATCTGCGGTTTCTGTGGTAATGTTCCTCTGTAGTTCCTAGGCTTGCGTGCCCCATCTGACCAAGGATCAACCGCTCGTCAATATTGTTGTCAAGAAGGATGGTTCCGTATGTCTTTCGGATCTTATGTGGAGACTTTCGATAGATTCCTAACTTATCGCACAATCTCTGTAATCGCATTCTTACACAATTCGCATTCAAGCGCTCTCCATTTTCTTTAATGAACACAAATTCTTCAAATGGATTCGTTTTTCTGATCCTATCACACAACCACTCGTAGTCCTTTGGGATGATAATTGTTCTCGCCCCAGCTCTCGTCTTTGGGAAATCCTTTATCGCAACCGTATATTTTGCATCATCCTCTCCACGATACCTTGTTTCGGTTCGCCGAACCTTGACCGTATTACCGTCAAAATCATCATGTTTTAGGCACACAACCTCTCCGATTCTCATTCCGGTCACGAACATTAGAAGTATTGCTATGTTTGATAAATCAAGGTTGCATTCCAAATATTTAATCATAATATCAGTTTCATTCTCGTCAAAAACCTCTTCGTAATCTTCCTTGATCGTTCGTTTGAAATCGGAATCAGATGTATCAAGCTCCTCAAACAATTCTTCAACATTAAAATCAATCAACTTCCGCTTTTTGGCTCGTTTCAGAAACCCTTTGGTTATCCCTTTTAGTCCGGAAAACGCCTTTGCCGTCAAGTTAAACTTCGGAATCTGTTCTTCTAGGAAATCTCCCCATTCATCTTCCGATATTGATTTTATGTGCCTTTTACCCATTTGTTTAAAGTGCCTTTGATAAAAGTTGCGATTCCTTTGGTGCGTTGCATTTCCAATCTTGTTCAGTGCCAACCGCCTGTCGTTCCACTCTTCAAACACTTCATCAATGGTTGGATTTTCTTCTTGAATCTGTAAATAATCGATAACCTCATTTTCAATATCGACCCTATCTTTTTTCTTAAGTAGCTTTCTCCCTTTCTCCTTGCATGGAATATAGGTTCTCCAATACCCATCTTTCCCTTCCCATATATCATATGGGTGTTTCTTTAGTATCTTTTCTCTTTTGTTCATTTCAACTTGTTCTTGCACAAGTGCTATGTCGAGAATACCACTATCAACGGCATATTTCAACAGTTCTTTTTCATCCAATCAAATACCCCCGTTCTTTCTATTTTATCTTTGATATCTCTTACTCTGTACTCTATCGTTCTTAGTGATAGATTTTCTTTTGTGGATATTTGCTTTTGTGAAAAACCACGGCAGAGAAGAGAGAAAATCCTCTCCTCTTCTTCCGTGAAATTGGCATTTTCTTTTATTTGTTCAAGTTCTGGCTTAATGAATTTTGTAAATTTCATAAGCCATTTCTCCTTATTTTATTGGTTGATATTTAAGTTTTTAAACATAGCACACATAACATCTACGACAATACTGTTTCCGAATTGCTTATACAACTGCGTATTACTGTTTACTGCTGCCATTTTGTCAATATCTTCATCAGATACACCCATCAGCCGTCCGCACTCTCTCGGTGTTAGCTTTCTGATACGATATTGTATAGCTATATGGCTATTTGCATATCCGTGTGTGCCAGCTACAAGATCAGATATGCCGTTATCAGAAATAACTGTACCGCATTGGGAACCATTGCTTGATATTTGACCGACTTTTTGGATATTATTTTCAAGTAATAAATTGTCTTTTTGCACACTCGTTAAGCAATTACTTGTACCTTGCATATTTACCTCTAATCTCTGCTCCGTTGGGTTTCCTGCGGTTCTATCTGACGGATTGTCTGGATTTCTGCCACGCATAGCAACTATCTGACTTTCACATATTTTAATCTGTTGTGTACCGCCGCCCTCGACTGTTGTGATATTAGAACAAAGTGCATTTTCGTCATATGCTGTGTTTGATTGGTGCTTGCCTGTTCCATTATCCATAAATCCTAACTGCTTCACTTCAAGAATTTTAGGCTCTTGATTTCCACCTTGCATTGTACTCAATGTTTGCCCCCTCATCATAAATTCTGTTGGTGCTCTCAAATTTTGATTCAAGAGAACCTATTACATTTACATCTGCCATAATTACTCCTAAATCATGGTTTTCAGCTTTTACGCATCTTGCAATCGGATATACACCTCTTTAAAAATCTGCTGATACTCCGGTGTATATACTGCCTATTACTTCCATTCAATCACTCCATTCATAGATTGATTTCCAAAACCTTTATAATCCCTTGCCATAAGAGTTGTTGCAATATCAATCTGCTTTTCAAACTGCGTTGCTTGATTGCTTAACAACAAGGTTTCCGTCTGACCGCAAGTTTGATATTCCGCAGTCGCATTTTGCTTTGATACAGTTTGCAACTTCTCTTTGCTGCGGCTTATTGATTGTTCCGTCAACGCAAGTCTGTCTGTCTGTCTGTCTGTCAAGATTGTGTTGTGGCAATGTGCCGTTGCCAATAAGCTGTTTTATCAGCTTGTCAGCCTTTTCATTGTTGATGTAATACTTTTCATCTACATTATCCTCAAGATAGTCTTTCAACTTCTTTTTGAGTGGTATAGGCTGTGGAAAATCATATGAGTAATTGCCAAGGAACGAAAACATAAAGCATCTATTTCTATTCTGCGCCACTCCATAATTTTTAGCATTCAAATCTTGCCAATAATTTGTGTACCCTAAACTTTCCAGGAAACCCAACCACTTCTCAAAATCATTGATGTTTTTCTTGCCATGTACTTGTGGCACGTTCTCCATGAACAAAATCTGTGGTAATTCTCCGTTACTATCTCTAATTTCTGTTAGTATTCTCTCAACTTCCCACAACAGACCGCTTCTTGTACCACTTCCCTTAGACATTCCAGCTTGTTTCCCGGCAACTGATAAATCCGTGCAAGGAAACGAGTAAGTAAGTAGGTAAGTAAAGGTTTCTGTGCTGCAAATATTCAAATCTTCTGCATGAACCTTTGTTATGTCCATTGTGGGGAAATCCGTACCATGTACTGCGTTATAGCTTGCAATAGCGTACTTATCAAACTCAACAACTCTGTAATGTTCAAACTTAGCGCCTATTCTCTTTAGTGCCATTGTCTGACTGCCGTAGCCGGCAAAAAGTTCTATTAAGCGAATGGGCTTTGTTATGCTGATTGGTTCTCTTGTGAAGTCAAATATGCTCATTTGATTATCACAAGAATAATTTTCAAAATTCATAAAATCTACCAAAAGGAAACCTCGGTTTTATGTGCGCACAACCTATTCCTTTCTTTGATTTTTAGTTAGTTACTGTGGCTTTCTGCCTGTCTGAAAATACTCGTCATAAGCGTCAACTGTATCACGTATTTCAACCATAGCCATATCAAGTGTTACATCTTTTTTACCCAAGGCTCTTTCTGCATAATCTTTAATTCTCATCATTAAAGCCTGTGCTATTACTATCTCTACATTGTTACTCACTTTGAATCACCTACTTTCTTTTCTCTTAAAATCCTCACAAGACACAGCAAACAAGCAACCTACACAGTTAATGGGAATAAGCCCATTATTGTTCTTACAACTGTAAGAATTTTTGCAAACATTACAAAAATCTTTTCCAACATTTGCCTTGCAACTTGTCTTTTTATCTTCCAGCTTTTTCCCGATACTCTCGTTTATCCTTTTGAGTTCCTCGACCTTTTTCTGCAATTCCTCAAAATCTTCAATGAGTTTGTTGTATTTCTTCTTACTTAAAATCTTCATTCTGAATCACCCTTTCTTTTTCTTCTTATGCTTAAACTTAAAAACATCATTCTTCTGACGGCTTACCATGCTACGATAGCCGTTCATTTTACTAGTCCTGCTCTTGCTCATACCTCACACTCCTTTCGGTTTTTCACACCGCTCAAATTCGATCACCCATACCCACGGGTTTGCATCCCAACCGTAGCGGTCAATGTCGGATTTCTTGATGGTGCTATTCCAAATCCCTATAAACGATGTAATTGTCATGTTTTCATCAAGTCCTCCATTTGTGTGGATATACTTATCTGTTCCTTCTGCCAACGCACTTTCTGCGCTGATCTCCTGCAACCGTTCCACTCTCACATCCGTAACCTTAAGCCAGATACGTGCCGCTTCTTTTGGCATGTGAATGGACGGATGATATATCAGTTTTGATGATTCCTTAAATGTAGGCAAGTCTGCCAGCTTATCATCAGCTTTGTAAATATATGTTCCATCTTCATATCCTTCGCTCCATGTTTCTCGAATATAAAGAATATCTCCCGGTTGATATGGTGGCTTTATGCACTGTACTCCATAACGTGCCGTAGGCTGTGGCTTTACAACTCTCCTAGTACAACTCTTCCGCCCGTCCAGAATTGCCCGAACCATTTCTGTGTTAACTGTGTTAAATAGTATTGGTTTAATTGCCATCTGCTCCACCGCCTTTCACGATTGTAATTGCGTCATCCATTGCCCTGTTCCATTCCAAATCTTCATCAGTTCGTACAACTCTGAAATTGTCGTTTAACTGTTCCACAACCTTGTCCACATCGTAGGCGGTCGGCTGTTCGTCAATCTTTTGTGCCAGCGCATAGAACATATCCTCACTGTTCCTTTGTGTAAGAAGAATATCCATGAACCATTGTTGGTATAACTCTTTTTTTAATTCATCTGCATCAATCAAGCTCATCGTTTTCCATCTCCTCTTTTCAAATAATCAAAAACCTCATGCCCAATCATCCCTACAACTGAAAGAATGCAAAAAAGCTTAACTCCAAATTCTGTTAGAATATCTAGCCTAATAGCTATAAGTATTAGCAGAATGAAATTTATGTACGATTGAAACATCATTCTTCATCACTCCAATCTAACCTGCAACCGCAATTACTACAGTAATTTGGCGCATTGTTGTTATCCATTATTCCTGTATCATGACTAACTTTAATTGCATTTCCGCACTCACAATGGAATACAGAAAGAGTATCACTAAGGTTATGGTTAAATATAGGTTTCTTCGCCGTCTGCTTAATCGCCGCCGCCCTACATTCTTCCGGCGTGCCGATTGCTCGGTACTGCTGCACTTCTTCAAGTGCCTGTATTGCAACATCCAAAGCCTCGGCTCTCTTTTGCGGGATGATACCACCTCTCGGTCTTATTGCATGTAATTCTTTAATTGCTTCACTTGCTGTCATGCTATTCCTCCTATTCTGCTTCTGATTGAAGCCATTCTTCCCACTCGCCGTGTTCTTCTTCGCTCGGAAATTCATGTTCCATCCACTGATAATCTGATTTTACTTTGCAAAGAAACTCCGCTAACTCTTCATCTGACATATTCCTTATCATGTCGGCATTGGTCACTTTCAAATCAACAAGTTCAAAACACTCATTACGCCATTTCAATACATTATCAATATTGAATGAACTGTAACCTACATGGTAATAATCTTCTCCGACTTTTTTGTACTTGATTTCGTAATACGGCTTGTTTCCTATCATCCTTACGATAATTTCCAGAGATGTAACTTTGTTTTTTGTATCATTATTTTCTGAAACCTTGCTATCGCATCCACAACAATGCTCATTATCTATTGAATTGCTGTTAGGCTGACATTTACAAGTGTGTGCTTTTTCTTCTATGGCTAAGTCAAGGTAATATTTCAAATCTTTTATCAAACTGATAGTTCCGTAGAGTTGTTTTTCCTCAAGCATTTCAACGACTTCCGATATTCTTCTATCAAAGTCTCGCTCGCTTACGCTTTTAAGAAATTTATCCATTCTCTCCACCTCTCATTTCTTTCAGCTTGGCTTCGGCTTCCTCTTGTGATAAAAACCAGGTTTCCTTGTACATTTTTTCTGACAGGATTCGGTCTGTTGCATATTCTCGATCCTTATCACACTCCATGTACCATCCTTTTTCTGTAAAAGTAATCAAGGCTACTTTCTGATGATAAACTTTGTTGTTCTCCGGGTGCAGACTTAAAATATTTAATTCATAATTGATTTTGCTAGGAATTATATATACATCTGAGCCAATTCCACACGGCAACCGCAGAAGTAATCCCTGCTCCTCTGCATCCTCGTAATCCGCTAACTTCTCCATTGCGCAATAACCTTCTTCGCAGTTGGAATAATATGAATTAGGCTTTTCGCCATAGCACGAATACAAGGTTTTTAAGGATTCTTTCTCGTAATTCTCTTTTACCAAGATTCCAACCGCTGTTCGTTCTGTTAATCTCTCCATGTTTATTCCTCACTTTCTGCCAGCTTCGCGAATTTCCAACTTGCAATATCTGATTCACCTTCTGCGCTCCATGATGTTGCTCCATGATACCAAGTGAACACCGTGCCGTTTTCATACATTGCAAAATATCCCCGATTCCACTCGCCGCTTTTTACGTCTTTCACAAGAATCGGCGTATCGACCGCAACCTTACTCCAATCAACAGATGGCTCAACATACTCACTATTCGCCCATTTCAGTATTTTTTCATTACAATCTGAATAACCGAAATCACAATCTTTGCAAAGAAGATTGTCACAAGAAGTCATTTTCCCGTTGCGAACTGCAATTTTATCTCCCTTACACGCAATATCTAAAATTTCTTTTGCGTATTTCTCTCTGTTCAGCATGTTTACACCTCCAAATCACACACAAATTTGATTTCATCAGCCAATGTCTCGGCAATCATCGGTACAGTCAACTGAAACTGCTTGTAATTAGCCAGTGTATCAATGTAGTCGATGAATTTTTCCGTGAAATATTGCAACTGTTTCGCTGTTATCTTAAATTCATTTTTCAGAATAGTAAGTGTCAGTGCAAAATAGTTAAACAAAGATGCACTGGAAAGTCTGTAGGCTTCACGCTCGATACAGAAACCTTTCTTTGCATACAGGTTCATTAACTGTCTCTGTGGAATTTTTCCGACTTCTTCTTTGATGTCGATTCCGTATTTACTTTTCAGGTAAACAGACAAGTCCTTTCCGGTATTTCCACCGGATGCTGCTTCATCTAAGTAGGATTTCAAAAAATCCTGCAACCGGATGATTCTTGTCTGTCCGAATCCGAATTTGTCATGCAGAATTATGTACCCAATCACGACAAAATCTTTGTATGATTTTGATATAACCTTATCAGCATTTCTCTTTTCAAAATCATTTTGCCCGATAATCCGCATTTCCTGTTTTGTGTAAAATGTCGGCTTTTTCTTCCGTCTCAACGCATTGCTCATTTCTTTGATTTCTCCTTTCTGTATGTGATTTCCAACCATGCAAAATGACTCAATACAAGCTGTCTTGCACGTTCTTCAATCTCCATGCCCTTGTATTTGTTTATCAATGATTCTCCGGATTTTACAACTTCATCCCACCAAGAATCAGCGTTGTCCGGTGAATAGTATTTCTGAATGAATTGCCAATAATCCATAAATACTTGCCATTCTTCTGAACCCTTTTCGATTTTTGCACTTGCCATAGCTGCTACCTCTAAAACGGACAATCGCCATTGTATGGTTTGAATCCGTCCCCACGTTCTTTCTTTTTGATTTCCGCAACAACATCATCAAGTGGTTTTTCGATTTCAACAAACTTCATGTGATCTCCATCAAACTCCATTGCTTCACGCATTGTCATTCCCTGTCTGTTCTTCTCGATTTTTACACCCTTGGCTCCCTTGTCATTGTCTGACAGATTCCACAGCATAATTATGTTTGACGCGTCCTGTTCGATTGCTCCAGATTCCCTCAACTCTGCCATGGTAGGCTCTTTTGTATCTCTGCTTTCGGAAGCACGAGTTATCTGCGAAAGTGCTATTACGTGCGTATTCAAATCTCTTGCAACCGATTTTAAACCTCTTGAAATTGATGCTACTTCTTCATTTCTTCCGGAATATCTGTTATCCGGCATAAGCAATTGCAGATAGTCAACAACGATAACGTCAAAATTTTGGTGTCTGCATTCTGACTTTATTTCTCTCGGAGATACGGTCCCGGATGCAATCCATAATTGATAATCACTCATTTCTTCATTTGCTTGGTTGAATTTTTCCTGTTCATCACCAAGAAATGCTTTTGCCCTTCTGACTCTTGTTAAACCGATTTCCGCAAGTCTTGAAATAAATCGCTCATATACCTGTTTATCACTCATCTCCAAGTTGAAATATGCGACTTTAAGTCCCTTTTTTGCCATATTCCCGATAATCTGCGTTGTGAGTGCGGATTTTCCGACTGCCGGTCTTGCAGCAATTACTGTTACATCACCTCGTTCAAGGTCTCCAAGCGCATCGTCAAGTTGCGATAACCCGATTTTTATACCGCCCTCTCCAACACTTTCGTTGAAATATTTGTCTTTATTCTCAACTGAAATCTGCTTGATTGGTTTTAACTTTACTTCCTTTCCCTCTTGCAAATGTTCAAGTCTTGTAAGAAGATCGCTGATTGTATCATCAATGTCGCATGGTTTTAAACTAGATTTCTGATACATATCACGAACCGTTCTTACTTTGTATTCTTTCGCAACCGCATCGGCATAGCTTTTAACCATGGTTGAAGTGATTGTTCCGGTAATACAAGATTTCATCAATTCGCTAATCTGTTCCTGCGTGTATTTGTGGTTCTCAAGTGCCATTGATAAAGACATTGGGTCGATACTTTCATTCCGGTCATACATGGCAAGCATTTCCTTGTATGTGTCCTGCGCAAAATCCGAACTAAACATTTCCGGTTTCAGTGTTCGCCAGATGCTATTTAGAACATCATTGTCAATCAGTACGCACCCGATCACTCCGAACTCTGCTTCTGTCAACTGCAATCACCTCGTTTCTCTGCGATCTGCAACCAATAATCACAATCATTTTTCAGCCAATCGACATATTTTGGAATGTACCGAAAATCCGTATCGTCTGGATTCTTTTCTTGATAGTCACTCAAATATGCTTCTGTGGCTTTGTATAACAGCCGTGCAATGTCCGGTTGGTTATCTTCGATAACTTCTAACACTTTATCCATCCAAGCCGTTTTAGAGGTACTGTACGCTGTTTTCTTGGGGTATATATCAAAAGTCTTTTTCCAAGCATCGTCAAAATCAAACAAATCTCCGGAATCGGGCGACAACGAATTTTCTTTTATATTTTCTTTCTCTTTATCTTCTTCTTTTTCTTCTTCTTTATCTGAAACAGCGACGTCAGACGATTTATCGAGCGATTTTTGCTCAATTAGGTTCTTCTGCTTCTTTCTACGGTTCTGCTGATATAGCCTGTCACGTTCTTTTTTCTTCTCATAAGCGTCAAGTGTTTGATGCTTATTCCAATTAGGAATCGTTATCACGTTGTCAACAACTTCAATCATTCCAAATTCTTCAAAGGTTTTAAGTGCAAGTCTTACCGTGTTCAAATCTCTGCGAAAAATGGTGGCAAGCATTTCATCCGTGAACGGCAACTTGTTGCTCATCATAAACACACCGTTGTTATTCTGTTTCCCTGCAAGAATGAGAAGTTTGAACCAAATCGTAATGATGCTATCCGCACTCGGCATACTCTCAATCAGCAGAATCTTTTCATCATCAAAAACATCTGTCGTGATTTTAATCCACTTGACTTCTGCCATTTAATCACTCTCCTCATATGTATTTTCAGAAATCAAAGCCATAAACTTCTCATACTGTTTTTCAGAAACTTTGTTTCCCTGTTTCTCCGGCTTCAAGCGGATTTCAAGGTGCTTTTCAGCGATATGCGATAATTCCTTGGCAAGACTCTTTTTGCCTTGTTTAATGCCGTCATAATAGCCTTTTGCCGGTTTAAATTCGTTTATCTTTCCTTTTCCTGCGCCTTGACCGCCAGCCGTTTTGTTGTAACGGCATTGATAACCTTTCTTTGTATATTCCAAAATCCAATATTGTTCCATTTCATCAAGCTTCTCTCTCGGATAATGGATAAAATCCAATTTCCACCCATACGGATTTTCTTCACTATAAAATCCTCTTTTTTTAATCGAAAGATCTATGTGCTGAAAACCGGATAAATGTGAAATATTTCTCTCTAGGCAGTCAACGCTCTGACCGATATAAAAGTAAGATATACCGTTTTCATCAGTCCTTGTGTAGAAATAAATTCCGCTCTGATTTTTCATTTCCGGACAAATGCTTAATATCCGTTTCTCGTTGTTCTTTTTTATTGCATATAGCTGCTTATAATTTACATTCGGCATTTTCTTCTACCTCTCAATGGCGTTGTTAATATCTCTTCGATAGTCCAACCCATATCCTTTCTATGTAATAAGCAATGTGCATTTATACCTACTATTTCAGCCCACTCAACAACCCTATGGGTTTGTCCGTCGTGCTCCCAAACAGGCGAACCCGATAAATCTTTACATTTTTTACTGCAATAAACCGCGTCATTGTAATGACCACCTCTTTTGGCGTTAAATGATTTATTGCAAATAGGACATATTTTCATATAGTCTTTTGTGTTTGGATGCTCTCTGCAATAAAGAATCCTTCCGCAGCGATTGCTACATGTTTTTTGCCCATTTCTCTGCTTTTTCACAAATTGCTTTCCGCAAACAGGACATTTTAAAAATTTTTCCTCTAAAGGAATGCTATTTCTTTTGTTTTTAGCTTGTTCTGCATTTGTTACAAACCTGCAATTGCTAGGCTCGTAATTCCCATTAACATCAATTCTGTCAATGGTTAAAATGTTCAATCCCTTATCCGTCTTTTCCTCTTTATACCCGTTTGCGATTGCCCAATCGTGGAAACTTAGAAAATCATTCTTCCATTCATCACACATTGCAATCCCTCTTCCACCGTAATTTTTATAGTCGCGAGAAGTTTTGCAATAGCAACGATATTTAATACTTTTCCACAGAGGATATAATCTACCGCATTTATTTGATAATCCGTGTTTATATCCCATCCAATCACTTCCTCTCCAATGGCTTCATGCTCATTTGAGCCACAAACTTTCCGTAGCTCATTCCGGAGGCGCGTGCCATATGATTCACAGCCTTGATTGCATCATCCTTTTTCTTTGGTTTTTTCAATCGTTCTTTAACTTCATTGCTGATGCAGTCTTGGCAATCAACTTTGCGTTCATCTGTCGTCATAAACATCCTGCCACATTTCGGGCATATTCTTGTATACACAATTCTTCCAGCCTTTTTAAAATTCTTAAACTGTGCGTATCTTTTGGCACATTTTGGTCTACAGTATTTTTGATCTGTTCGCTTCGGCTCAAATTCAGCCATACAGTATTCACATATTTTCAATTTTTACCTCCAATCTTTTGTAAGGGCGGCGCGGTAAACGCACCGCCAAAACATGGCTTTCAATAAGCTTGTGATAACTATTATTCGCCAAACAAGATAGTTTCTTTTAGGCTTTCGCCAAGGTGTTTCAACCAATCAGAACGGACAAAGGTTCATATCAACCTCTAGCCCTTTTTCTGCAACATAAACATTTGCTCCATATTTAATTGTTTCTTTCGTTCGTTGTAGGAATAACGCGGGATCTCCGCTTGTGTCCGATAAGTGTATTAAAACGACATTTCGTAAAGCCGGGTTGTCGTTCGTCTGAATAAATTTAAGTGCCGTATCAAGGCTCATATGGCCTCGCAAACGGTGTTCATAATTTGGCTCATTCCGGTCTACCAAATCCATGCTATAATTGGCTTCAACCATGATATGCTCAACCTTTATGCCGGAAAAGTCATATCTGCAATATTCCAAGTCGGTCAAGAATAACAGCTTTCCCATTTCCTCATGCTCGATTAAATAGCCATAACACTCGATTTCCGTGTCATGCGGCACATTGAATGGGGTAACCGTAAAACTGCCGATTTGCCGTGGTCTGCGCGGTGGAATAGGTGCTGTACGTTCTCCGGTTATGGTTTCAAGTGCGGTCTGTGTCTCAAATGCCGTGTAAACCGGAATGCCGGATTTCATGAAATCTTTTATGTATCGTGCATGGTCTCCGTGTTCGTGGCTCACAATGCAACCGGAAACATTTGCTATTTTCCAATCAATCATTTTCTTAAAATCAAGAAATTTCACACCTGCTTCGATTGCAAGAATCTCGCCACTGCTGCTGATTAAAGCGTAACTGTTGCCTGCTGACGATGAACCGCAACAACGCATAAGCATTTAAACCACCTCACTTTCCGAAAAATTCTTCTCTTACATCAACAATGTCTCGTGTCTGCCCTAGCAACTTCCGGTTGTGCTTTGCCCTCTGCTCATTGTCACAAATAAATTGCTTGCAGATTTCCGGCCGCACCGGATAGATTCTGCATTTCTCACAACTCTTGTCTGTGTCAAGGAAAGGGCATGTCATATCATATGGTCGCTTCACAGTAGGAAGCAGGTGCCTACACTCTTTGATATGGTTCTTACAGATATATCTGTGAATGGCATCTACTTCCTTTCTACTCATAGGTAAGAGGTTGGAACAGCAGTTACCGCATTGGCTACATTTTCCATCTTTGCAGAAGTTGTAAATATTATCTTCCATGCCTTTCTGCACGGATTCTAAGACTGATATAACTTCCATAGGCTACTCCAATTCTTCCTCTGCCGGGAACTGAAAAATTTTTAAATAATTTGTACTTGTATATTCCATGTACTTGTTTCTAAGCATTTCCATAGCTTTCTTGGCTTTTTCTTTGGAACTGTATCCAGCCATTTTTGTTCCCATTGCTGTCGAAGAGTTGTGGCAAAAGATAGCTGCGTGTTCAACATTCTCATATTTCCCGACTGCCATGCTCAAAGAACTGATTTCATACGGCATATCCATTGTACCATCTTGTGATATAACCCTCATATACCCTCCTACTTAATCTCAACATCCGGAATAAGCCGCTCCGGATAAAACACTAATTCATAATGGTATTTATCGGTAGATTTCGGTTCCACTTGTTCCATAACGTAGCATGTCCAATCATTCAAATAGATGTAGTCCTTGCAATACTGGTCTTCTCCGGTCTTAAATGTAACCACAAGCTCGTTGGAAGAATTGTTGCTAAGAGACATATACCCCTCTGCCTGCATCATAATCGTGTCCGTTCTGGCATTGGTAACTGTGATTCTGCGATAAACATTGAATTCATTTGCTTCTTTATTGAGATTGTAATTTACTGTATCCGCCGTGCTGCATCCGCACGCACCCATTGCCATAACTACCATAAGCAGCGCAATTAAGATAACCTTTGAAATTCTTTTCATCGTCTTTTTCCTCCTAATCTTTCATGAAATCCGGCACATTCTCGTCATTCTCTGCCGGTTCAACAACTTCCGCTTCGACTGTTGCACCGACAGCTCTCTCAACACCATCTTTCACGGATTCCTTTGCTTCTGCATCTGCAACAATGAAGTCCTCTGAATTGGCATTTTCGGCAATCTCTTCCTGCGTCTGCTGATATGTTTCATCCATCTGTATAAGTGACTGTGTAGCCATAGCGTTAAGGTCTTTCGGGTGTTTCTTGATTGCATTATTACGCATCTTACGGACAATCATAGCTTCGGAAGTTTCTCTCCACGCCGCGCTCATATAAGGTCTTGCCACTTCACAAGCAAGCATTTCTTCCAATGTCTTGCATCCGAGAAGTGCACTGATAATCTCGTCCTTTTTAGCCTTAATTTCAGCCTTTTGCTTGTCGGTTGCCTTGCGCTTATTCTCGCAAATTCCAAACGTTTCATTCAAAAGATTGTTGCGCACATGAGCCAAAAGGTTTCCTTTTACACCTTCACGTTCCGCAATCATGTATTCAATCTTTCCACCGTCCATCTCGACCGGGTAAACGACACGGATTACTTTCTGTGACAATCCCTTTTCTTCCCATTCCGGTGGTGTAATCTCAACGCCTTTATGTTTCGGGTATGTAAATTCATCTCCTTCTTTCACAAGCCATACCGGATAGACTTTTTTAACGCCAACGCCGAAGTTGCGAAGAAGTGCATCGTTTCCGTCTCCCTCGATTCCCATCTCAACCTCTTTATACCAATTTCCATTGGCATCCTGCTTATTTCTTAACTGGAAATAACACTCTCTCGGTACTGCATTTGCATTAAGTTTAAGGCTGGAAACCTGCCCGATAACCTGCCGCAAATTAGAACCATTCAGATTTTCCATAGCTGCCTTATTTGATGTAACAAGGTTGTAAATCGCACTCATTGATGCCATAACGCACTGTTTTGAATAATCATCAAATACAAGACCATGTTCCTCGAAATCTCGCTCCATAAGTCCGGTGTACTGGTTTGCGTAGAACGAAAGCCTTGTATTCATTTCCTGCTTAACTGCTACTTCCTGTTTCTTTGCTTCTGCCATAATTATTTATTCCTCGCTTTCTCCGGCATCTACCGGCTCTTCATACTTTTTCACAACCGCCACCTTATCAGCACCGTAGGTTTCTACCCACTTCATATCAACTGATTCATCCGTAACAGTCAGCTTTGCACCCTTGTCATTTACAACCGTGTCACCGGCTTTCGCAGAATCCTCGGTGCGATACACATAGCTTCTGGTACTGTTTGGAAATTTTGCTTTGATATACTGCATAATTACCTCTCCTTTTTCACATATCCATTTGACAAATTTTCAAGAATACGCAAAAGTCTTTCGTTGGTTTCTGAGGCTTTTTCAAGTTCTCTTATAAGTTTATATTCATTACACTCAAAGTTATCTATCTTTGTTCGCAAATCTGAGTTTTCAGCCTTCAATTTTTCAATATCATCCATGTACACGACCTCTCTTTCCTTTATTCCTCGCGTCTTTTTCGCAATACGGAAGAGAACAATGTCCGGATTCTGCAAAATCAAAGAACCCTCTCTTGGTTGCACTCTTCCAACGCTTGCACGACATACACCGTGCATCCGGCTGTGTGATGTTGTTGCTTATTCCAACTCTCGACATCCTACACGCCCTCCACTTTCAACTGTTCATCATCAGTGACCGTCAGAAGAATTAACTGCGTATCAACAGCCGGTACATATTCGTCATTGATACTTTCTGCACCATCAAGGAAAATCGGAACATACATATTAAAGAACTTCTGAAAACTGTTGCAAATATCAATCTTCGCTTCAATTTCCCTGCCAGTGTTTGTTGTTTCCCCGAATACCTTATAAATGCCGGTTTCTTCATCAAGCACCGTAGGAATACAAACTTCCTTATATTCTCCGTTCTTCTGGAAATCGAACAACTTCCAACGTACAATACCGAAATTCTGATTGATTTCTTCAACAAGTAACTCATTCTTTCGTTTTGAAACTTCTTTGAGCTGATAAAGAATCCTCTCGGCATCTGCCTTTGCTTGTCCATACTCGCTCTGTTTATGTTGCATATCTGCAATCTGTTCATCAATGCGAACATTGTTTTCAGCCTGTGCAATAATCTTATTTACTTCATCAAGCTGACTCTTAAATTTTTCCTTATCATCTTTTGCGTAATCAGTCACCTTATCTTTGCCCTTGGATTCTAACTCTGCAATATCAGCAAGCAATTTATCCTGTTTAGCCTTTAACTTGGCATATTCCGTATTCTGCATATAATCAGCGCAAGACGGAATCTTAGAAATCTGTTCATCAAATCCCTTGATAATGTCAATTTCTTCCGCTTCATTAAGTTTCAAGGTGTTAATTTTGTTTTCCAATTCTTTGTTATTCTTGGTCAGATCCTTAATCATTTCAGCGAACGCATTTCCATCATCAACAATCATGGCAAGTGTTTTCGCGTGTTCTTCATTAAATATTTCGATTGCATCTGCCTTTCTCTGCGAAAAATCGGCTCTTAAAGACTCTATTTTATCTTCCGGCAATCTTTGTCCGCATAACGAACAAACCGTTGTGGATTCGTCAAATACCCACTTGGAATCATCAAACTTCTTTGCAATTTCATCGTTGTATTTTTTTGCAAGATCGGCTCTCTTAAGGCTCTGTTCGGAAATAGTTTTTCTATTTCTCTCAATAGAATCCTGTGCTTTTCTGATTGATGAACGAACATCCTCTAACTTCCGTTCATGGTCGTATTTTTGATTTTCAATCTCACGGCTCTTGCTTGAAAGTTCATTATTCATGGTCTGTGCGATAGCGGACATTTCAAACTGACAATGCATTTCTTCGCTGCGCATTTCATCAATCCGAACATCAGGTTTCCCGATTAAATCCTCAAGTGCTTCAATCTTTCTCTCTAAATCGGCTTTTAACAACTCCTGTTCTGCCACATCAACATCAACTTTTGCTTTTTCCAGACCGATAATCTGATTAGGAATCGCATCTAACTGCTCGACAGCTTTTTTCTTGGAAGCCTTGTTCATGGCTTCAATCTCTTCAAATTTGTAGGATTCAAGCAATTTGGCAACATCCGCAGTTTCTTTATTCATTTGCGCAATCTCTAAATCTGTTTTTTCGCTTGCCATAGCGAATAAGGATTTTCTCATTTCATCCTGTTTTTTCTTTAACGACAAATCCTTAGTGAACACATTCGGGTGCGAACAAATGAGGAATTTATCAAACTCAAACCCTAATTCTTCCAGATATGCCTTAAAATCACGTTCTGTCTTAGGAACAGAATTAATCTCATATGTATTTGTGATTGTAATTTTCGAAACTCCATTTTTATCCGGCTTTCCAACTTTTCGCTTCTGCATCTTTGAAAGAGTGATTTCTTTTCCACTTACATCAACATCTGCAGTAACGGTCGGAATGCAATCTTCTACATTGTCCGGTCTAATGTTTGGATTGCTGACAAGTTCATAGTTCTTATCAGACATCAGCCAGTACCATGCCGCCCCGATTGTGGTCTTTCCTCTACGGTTCATGCCGGAAACCCTTGTTGTCTTTCCGAATTCGTATGTCTTATCCTTTACACCTTTGAAATTTTCAATATGTAACGATTTTAAAATCATTCGCATTATTACACCCCCCCACGATTCCTTTTATTGACAACTCATATGTAACTTTTTCCATAACGTGACCATCTTTACACGTTTTCTTGTATCTCCGGCTCTGTAGTCTGCCGTAAACGCTAACCCTATCTCCTATCGAAAGAGTATTTGTGTATTCCGCATTATCACTCCACGCAATGCAGGTGATCAAATCCTCTTTTCCGTTTTCTCTTACGTTTTTGAGTTTCAAATCACAGATTTTACGACCAAGTGGCGTTTCTCTAAGTTGCTTTTCCTCGATAATTCCATCAAGGCTTACTTCATTCAAAGGGCTATCATCCTCTGGTTTTGTGATTGTATCAGCCATAACATATGTAAGAATGGCTTTTCCAGACCCTGTTTTTACGCGCCTGGTAATTATCTTCCCATTGACACATACCGTTCCGCTGATTCCTGTATCGCTGATTTCTTTGTCGAACAGTACCGGAAGTATATCTGCAACACCACTTCTTCTTTCAACTCCGATAAAAAATTTATAAAAATTCTTACCATTTGATTTATGGCTTTCTCTTGGTGCTGATACAACATCACCGATTAACGTTATCCTGTTCTCCATTGCTTCTCCTTTCCATTTCTCTGTCAAGAACCTTTTCAAAATTATCTTTATCATTCTGTTTCTTTCGTTTCCCTGCCAAAAGTTCAGCAAGCATACGCTTTTCTTTCGTGGAACATCTCGTACCACTTATATACACAACGTCTACCATTCATCCTCTCTCATTCTGCGTTTTCTCTTGATTCGCTTGTCAAGTTCGGCTCTCTTCCTGTCTACTTCCGACCAGTAATACATAATTGCCGCAATTACTGCCCCTACTACGAATTTAATAGCCGACATATCCCCGGACGCTCCCTCACTATCCATATAGCAAGCGGCAACCAAGGAATATTCCATTGCAACCGCACCTATAATGAATTGGATTACTTTTTTCATTCATGCTCCTTTCAGAAACTTGTTTACAAAGTAAACCTGTCCTTTTCCGGTAACTTTCGTTGTCTTTGTGATTCTTACTGAACCGTCCGGATTCTGAATGTTGCTTTCCTTAACCTCAAACAATCCCTGTTCCACATATCTCTGTTTTGGCATATTCCTAGAAGTACCGCTTTTAATAAGGAAGTTATTCTCTCGTAACCACTCAAACAACCGCTTCTGTCCTATCTGCACACCGTTCTGACAAATAAGCTTTGCTAAATCTCCTATAAGGATTGATGTATGGCTCGCTGATACCGCATCAGCGAAAATCGCTTTAGGTTTCATTTCCTTATTTTTGATTGCAAGCGTATTGTTTTCTGATTTCAGACTTTCAATCGTATTATTTGCAATCTTCAATGCTCTTGCCATGACCTGTTCCGGTGTATTCCATGCCTTTTCTAAATCGATAAGGTACTGTCGTACCGCTTTGCCCTCTGGTGTCCTCTGAATCATACAGATTTGCTTCGCCATGTCTACGGAAATGTTGTAATCTGTTGCCGGTCTGCCGCCTTTTGAGTTTTCGTCATTTTTGACGATAACCTCTGAATAGTCATTTCCTACTGAAAATCCGTACTCGCACATGCGCGAAAACCACTTTGCAAATTCAGTCCCAATATGTAACTGCTCATGCAGTTCTCTTGCCGACACTGTCTGTGTGTCAAAATTCACTTTTACAAGTTCGTTCATAACTCTCCTTTCTGTGGTATAATTCCCTTATCATCAAATAAGGGAGGTGAATTTTTGAACAATGAATATGTATCTGCCTACGCTATCGCTAAAATTTGTGGATGTAATGATTCTTTCAGCGATTTCAAAACCAAGTACGACCAATACTGCGAAGAAATCAAAAAATCTCTACCGAAAGAAGAAAATCGATCCTCTAGCGTGGAAGCGGCAGAAAACCCATTCCGTAACATAAAACATTTCTAATATGTTTTAATGACCGGAGAAATGGCGGTAAGGACTTTGACGGATAATTCAATGTTTGTATCTTCGATTTTCTTATCGCCGTCCAAAATACTTTGGTAATCATCAACGATATTCATTGCTATGTGCTGTGCCAATTCGTCAAGCCCGATATATCTATCCTTGTCTTTCTTTACTATCACAGCTTTTCCTTCTTCGTCTAAAAGCCGGTATCTTTTTACTTCCACCCATTCTCACCCCTTTCGTTTTCTTCGTCTGCAATCTGTAGATTGATTGCCCCGATTTTTTCCTGATATATCAAGCAAACGGCATCAACAGTCAAATTAAATGCCTGTAAATCAAGCACCAAATGTGGAAGACCGTTTGGTTCTACAGAAAAATCAAGTTTTCTAATTCCTTTGATTTCATGTTCATCTACAAAAAGATGAATACTTGACGGCGGCTCGCCCTCTTTTCTCGGCTTGATTTCAATTTTTTGTGGTTTGTGTTCCATATTCTAACCCCCTTCGTCACTCTTCTTCTTGTGGTAAAAGCAAATGAATATTTTCCAAACGGAGATTAGGGTATAATCTCTTTGTTTCTTCATATACGGTTTTGGTTTTCAGCCATTTCCGCATATGGAGAACCTGTTCCATGACGTCCATATCGTGAATATCCACTTTGTTTAGAATCTTCTGCAATTCCTTTTCCATTCCATTAAAATAAGAAACCGGAACAACAACCAAATCATTCACGGATTTAATTTCTTTCATTTCTTCCTCTCCTTTCTGCTCAAAATCTTTATTCTTTGCGATCAATTAACTCGGATACATCAATCCCCAGTATTTCGGAAACCCTTACAACTTTGTCAAACGAAGGGCTAATCTCTCCCCATTTGCAAATACTGCCCTGTGAAATATTAGCCATCATTTCTAGTTTTCTGATTGGAATTCCCTTTTCCTTACTGAACCGTTTGATTTTTTCGTACAAGTTAAAACCTCCCTTCCTTTTCTTTAAGTTCTGAAAAAATCGCACATATATGTTGACTATTCTCTGAAAATATTCTATAATTTGAGTTGCGAGCAAAAATCATAGAAATTAATTACGACATGCAAATGTCGCTATTTTGTTGCGATTTTTTCAGAACCTTTAAGTACATTATACGCGATATATTCAGAATGTCAATAATTATTTTTGCGATTTTTTCAGAATTTTATTTTGTGGGGAAAATCAAATGACATTAAAAGAAAGAGTTAAAGAATTGTGCGATGAAAACGGTGTAAAAAGCTACCAATTAGAGGAGTATTGCGGATTTGCAAAGGGATATTTGAGCAAGCTGGATCATCCAAATGTAGACAAAGTAAATGCAATAGCTGAATATTTTGGTGTTTCTCTTGACTATCTCGTAAATGGCAAAGAAGACGGATTGGAAAAATATGCAAATATGTCAGCAAAATTAATGAAGGACGAAGAACTGACCTGCTCATTAAAGAAATATTTCAACTTATCAGACGCTAAAAAGAAACACGTTATTGAATTGATAAACCTATTAAGCGAGGAATAATTATGTTTATAAAAGAATATGGATTTTGTGAATTGGTAAATAAAAATGTAACAATAGAAGTTGAACAAGTTCCATACAATAGCAACGAAGGAACTGTATACGCAAAAGGAAAGATACGTTGCGGTTATAGCGACACAACGTATCATTGCGAAAGAAACGATTGCCCTATATGGCGTGGTCTTGATTCTTAAATTTAATCTCAATCTCGCTATCTCCGTCATTTCCTTCTAATCTTGTAACAAACGGAGAGTCTATTGACATATTGATGCAATTAAAATCAAGATGAACAACCGGCATTTCCATAGCCTTCTTTTCAAATCGAACGCTACGAACACCATGAATCACATGACCGTCAATGAGAACTTCACAAAAAATACTGTCTTCATCAATTGACCTGATTTCAAGTTTTGAATTTTTCATTTGCAGAACTCCTTTACGATATTTGATACAATAATATAAATACAACGTAAGACCTTCCGGTCTTCAATCTTATCAATCAATTCTATTATCTTCTTTTTGTAATCCATTTGCAACCCCTCCTGTCGATATACCCTATTATAGAACGTATGTTCTATATAGTCAATAACAACTTGGGGACAAAGCCAATGCCAAGCCTTGCCCCCACCAGAACTTGAAGTGTCCTTTCGGACAAGTCCATAGTATCACTACAATATGCATGATTTCAACATTTTTCGGTCGCAAGTTTCGACAGAAAATGTCATTGCAGAGAAGCGGAAAGCTGTTTCTCGATCTCTTCTTGCACTTTCGCGCGCCAACGCATCGGCACTTCATCAATCGTCATTTTCTTGTCTACCAGAATACGTCTCACGTAGAATTTTACCATTATGCTTCACCTCCTGCTACCATATCTGCAAGATCCTGAATTGCTCCAGCGTTTACTTCATGTCCTGCTTTCAATTCGTCGATTGCTTTTTCCATTTCTGTCTTAGTCCTCAAGCTGACCGTTACGGTGTACGTACCATCTTCTTTCCCATCCTCTCCCACGTTTGGATTGTAAGAAAAGCCATCGGATTTAAGGTCTGTGTATTCCCCAGACACTTCCCCGTTGTGGGTGAATGTCACTTTTGCAAGATTGTCCACGGAAAACGCTTTCGTGATTGTTTCGATTCCGGCAAAATCTGCCGACTGAATCTGAATATTGCCAAGGCTTGCTCCATCGGAAACCTCGAACTCTGTTTTGTTTTTAAGGATAATTTTGTCCATAATTTTTTATTCCTTTCTATGATAAAAAATGGTTTATAAGTTACGTTCGAATATTTGTTCGATATATTTTCTTAAACGGCAGTTTAGAGAATTATATAACGGCTAGGCAAGGATATTTTGGAACGTCTGGTGTATCTAGTTCATGGATACAAGCATCTGATTACCCGCAGAAGTATCAATATGCATATAAATTTCCTGATGTTGATGGTTACAAATTTCTTATTGGATTTACCAATATTAGATGGACAAACAGTGATAAGTATTATGATTACATGCTTCGAAATTACATACTCAATACTCAGTCTGATAAGGTTGAAATGTACTCTGGGCAAGGAACACCAGATTGTATAATGTATTTTTTTGGATTATACATTAAATCATGATTCTTTAAAATGCAAAATTTTAGGCGAATCCACCAGCACTAATAATAGTTGGTGTTTTAGTATCTTAGGCGCAAATATACGCGAAACTTCCATCTATTCTCTTAGGAGATTCAACGGTCTGGTTTGGATAATATATTGATAATTCGCCATTAGAATTTAAAACTAGCGGAACGGCATGCCCATCAATAGTAATAAAACTTAAATAGAAACTTCTTACTGGCGTATAGATTCCTGTTGCTAAAATTAAACCATGTGTAATTTTAGATGGAGTAATCTCAATAGATATCATAGATAAGTTTCCGCATTTATAATTTAAAACTTCGCCAGCGCCGTTTACGATTGTTACATTGGGATTTCCTTCAATTTTTAAACTGCCGTTTAAATCGCTTATCTGCTTTGCAAGCGTACCATCCAGATTCGGATTAGCTTGTCTAGCGTCTAGCGCATACCCGGTTTCTGTTGTTACCTGGTTATTTACGATACTTTCCGGTTGCAGTGCGCTTCCGATTTTATCCTTTAGCGTATCCGCCAACTTTATGACGTTTTTCGCTTCGTCCAATGTAATTGTGGTGCCATCCAAGTTAATACTAAGCGTTCCACTTTCATCTACGCTCATGCTTTTTCCGTCCGGCTTTACAACTCCGGCATCCTCTGTTGTTGCAATCGCACTAGCTCCGCCCGCAATAGACTTAGACCAATATTCCGTATTGCTTGTTACCGTTCCTGCCGGAACATTCTTTTTTGCAAAATACAATGTGTTATTATGAGTTACCGCATCCAATCTCTTATATGTAGCATTTGCGCTCCACTCGCCTTTAGGCACGATTGCTACTCTACCTGCCACTGCCATATTAAGCCACCTCCCAATTCAAATTTCCGTTATTATCAACGGTAAAGTTATATGCCGCATTGTCCGTGTAAATCAACTCCCCATCCTCATTCACATCAAATTCTGTCATTGTGAGTTTCTTGTTAATCTCGTCTTCGATTCCCTGTACCCGGTCTGCGCTGTCCTTTGCGTCTGTGGCAGATTTTGCCGCGTTGGTTTCGGACACCCCTGCGCTTTTGGCAGATGCTACCGCCTTGGCAGATTCCACTTTAATATCTGCAAGATAATCCGGGCGCAGATGCTTTTCTTGGATACTTCCCTTTTTCACGATTGCGGACACCTTACCGTCACTGCCGATTGCAAATGCGATTGTATCAGATTCAAGAAACTCATACTCTGTAATCAGAGATGATAAGTCCACGTTCTGCGCCGTGCCATCGTCAAGTGTAATAATCAGCTGTTGTGTCTTCGGATTGTACTTGAAGTTGACCGCCAACTTTTCAAGTTTGGTATCAATAACAGCCTTAGAACCATTCATCTTAACGACCGTCAGCGTACCGTTGGATTCATCCCAAAGTATTTCCTTTACAAGTTCGTTAGCCTTTGTCAAGTCAACTTTCGTGGTGTCGAGTGCGCACACGCGGTTATCAAGCTCATCAATGCCGCCCTCTATGTTGTTCAGCCTATTTCGATTAATTGCGGTCTTTTCGCTTGGAAAATTCTCCCAATATTCGCGACTATAGATTTTCTGATATGCCATCTGATCACTTCCTTTCTAACGCGGATAATCGTTGTTCAAAATCGTTACATCTGCTCTGCAATTTCTGTATCATGGCAGTGTTAAGCGCAATAAACTCTTGATAGCACAGCGTATACATATCATTTGCGCCACCATTCTGCTCTAAGAATTTTTCCCATTCCTCGTTAGATTCAAAATCTTTTTCGGAGAATACCGCATGTTCCAGTCCGTAAAACTCATTTTCAGATATGTCGCAATCCGTCATTGCCTGTTCAACATCCTGTGCAACGAATCCAATGTGCATTTTTTCGTCATTTTCTATGAGCCGATATTCCATCGGTTGTAGCAACTCGAAAAATCTCACAAACCGATCATCCTCTAACAGCTTTCGGAAATCTTTTTTCTTCCTGCGATCAGACGTTGTTTTCCAACCGCCGGAAGAATACCCTCCGGCAAATGGATTGGGTGTAGTTCCACAATACACAGAACTAGAACTTGGGATTAAATTTCCGTTGCCGGAAATTTGTACATTATCATCTATTCCAATACCTTTTAAATAATATGCAGTTGATGCCATTATACACTGTTTTGCACTTTCTGCGGTTGTTGCAGAATCTGCGGTTGTCGCATGATCTGCCGTACTCGCATGATCCCCTATGGCTTCCCCATTCTGATCTGTTACAGTGCCTAGATCAATGAGTATGTTTTGCAGCATGGGTCTGCCTCTTCCGTCAAGACCAAGAATTGTAAGGTCATCTCCAAGCGCTGTTGAAAGAAAGTTCAGAGAATCAATGATTGTTACTTTTCCATTTCCATCAAGCCTGAAATTATTGCTTTCGATTATGATTCTGTTTCCACGAAGCATAATCTGGTCTGCGCTGGCATTGATCATAGAAATAACTTGATCGTTCTCATCTCTGCCTAACTTCAATTCCAATGATGCGTCTAATTGCCCTTCCGCCTTTTGCGCACGATTGACTTCTGCGGCAATGCTATTTGCGGTCTGCTCAAATTTAGAGCTTGTCTGTTGCTCTAAGTCCTCATACGTGGATTGAAGATGGTCTGCGTTCCTTTCTAACTTTCCAGTACGTCTTTCTACGCTTTCAATCGTGTCTCTGATAGAATTAACTTTTGCAGAGTGTGTCTGCGTACCCTGTGCCGAGATTGAATCTCTCTTGCTTTGTACTCCGGTTAGGGTACGTTGCAATAGATACGTTTCAACAATTTCTCTTGTGGTATTGAACCGGATAGGTTCCCCAAGTGTCAGACATGGATTGCCGACACAAGTGCAACTTTTAATCGGTGTGTATGCCGCCTGTTTCATAATCGGCAACAGGTTATTTGCAATCTGTTCCAACTCTGCTCCGGTCTTGTCTGATACAAGAAAGTTTCCTGTAATCGAATAGTTGTTCCCGGCAGTTCCAACAATAGCACCGGCATTATCTTCGCTTGTCTTGATTTCAAGCTGAGTGATCGCTTTGCTTTTGAAATCCTCATAATCAAACGTGATGTAGTGTCCGGTCATGGACTCTGTGTTTGCGTCAGACGGAAATAAATTGTCAGACGGAAACAAATCTTCTGCCGGATAAAGTGCGCTTACGATTTCTTTAAGAAAGACATACTCAAACTTGCCATTCCGGTTGATATTGCCAAAGCATCCGTTAATCTCACAGATTGCCGTTACAACGGTTTTTCCGCTGATAGAGGACTCTTCTGTGACCGCACTTGAATCGTCCGTCTGCGTGGCTACAATCGTCTTATTGACCGTCATAGAATCATTGACAAGGCTTGTTTCAACTTGTGCGATTCCAAGATGCGCAAAAAAGCTGTCCCGGAACTGTTTAAGGCTCATTGGGAAACTAAGTCCGGCATACCAAGACTTTACATCCGCATTAATAATGTCGTACATTGCGTCATATGCCGTAATCTGCCGTTTTGTGCGGTCAGCCGTAGGAACATCGGATGCCACCTTAAAAACTCCGTATGGCATCGGATTTTGGCTATCTCCGTCAATCGTTTCTTCAATAGAGATTGTCTTTCCAATAATGCTTCCTGCGGTGTTTCGTGCTGTGAATTTTACGCAATTCGCTTCGCACGCTCCAAACTTTAATTCAGACTCCGAACAAAGACTTTCTTCAAGTGCAAACGTACCGATTTCAAGCATCGAATTGTCTATTTTCTGATTCGTTCCAACAACAGATATGACCATCTGCTTATCTGTCGAGGAATCCCAATACTTTTCTTTCAAACTGCTATTTATCATATACACCACCTACAAACGAAAATTTGATTGCGTCATACTTAATCTTCCCATGTGCCACAGAATAGAACGTAGGCTGAATATCAGCGATATATCCGTACTGTGTCACATATCCACGTTTCTCCGGAACGTATGCCGTGATATAGCCACCACGTTCCTTTGCCTTGGTATAGTTCTTTTCAATGTTCTTCCAAAAATCATCAAACTGTTTTTCGGTCAGCATGGCTTTAGTTTCAAACTCGACCTTTAAGGCTTTCAGTTCCACGGCATCACGATGCTCATATCCGTTTTCATCCGTCCATGGGTCTAAGTCTTGCATATTTACATAGGAACTAAACGTATCCTGCTTTATTAAACTGTTCGGTATGGTATAATTCCCAAACTTTACCAAATATCCACCATATCCCATCGTTTACCTCCTAAAAATGGGTATAAAAATAGCACCTACCGTTTTGGTAGATGCTATCCATTTGATTAAATTTTAAGCTACTACTGATTCCCATTCAGATTTCAGCTTTTCTACATCGTTTTCAAAAAGTTTGCAAGCGATTTCGTACAACTGCGGAATCATTCCCATTTCCCTGTCGATATAATCCATCTTGTTTCTTACTTTTGGTTTGAGTGTGCACCCTTCCATCCTTGATTTAAGGTTGCAGTGATATTTCCTTTCAAATTCTCCATAAAGCAACGAATAGCGTTCTTGATACTTTCCATCGGCACCGAAACGGACAATCTGCGTTATACGCTGTCTCTTTGTCGCCAAGTCAATATCATCAACGAGTCCGATAATAACATCTTCCTTATGAATGATTTCTTTCTTCTGCCTTTTAATGGTTTCATTCTGCTCTCTAACAGTTTTTAATGTCTGTGAAAATATCAGCTTAGTATTTTCATCTGCGTATGGCAGGTAAGTGGAAATAAATAATTCATCATTATTGACATACCCGCCTGTTTTACGGATTGTGGGAAGAACCTCGGATGTTACCCAACGTTTGAACTTATGAAGTTTTTCTTTTCTTTCGTTTATAAGGGAGTCGTTTTGTGACACACCCTTTGCTTTCTGTGGTTGCATCTGAAAGAGCAAGGAATACAAACCACTTTCATTAACAACCGTCATTCTTTGTTTTCCACCGGGAGTATCAATTTGTGACACACCCTTATCAGAATCATCAATATTTGAAAGGCTTCTTCTGTAATTCGTATCTCCGAATACTTCGCATATATCCTTTCCAACAAACATCGGTTCATCATCGACCATTACCATTCTGATCTGTCCGAATATAGGATTTTCAAATACCTCAATGCCGTTTTGAATCTTAAGCATAAGTTGTGATTTTTTCATTCGTGTCTACCTCCATACATTTTTATCTGAATAAAAAAGAGGAAACCGCTTGTGAAATCACATTGGTTTCCTCTTTCGTACAGTATGGCGTTCGAGTAAGTAATCCGCATCTTCACGGATAAGATTGTTTCCTTAGTAATAAGGATAGACTATTTTTGATTTTGTGTCAATCAGATTTTGAATTAAAATAAGCCGTGTTTCCACGGCTTAAGTATCATTTATCTTTCAATTTTTACTGTAACCAAGTATATGTATATGCTTCATCAACATATATCTTATAACTGCTCGGATAGATCGTATCGTAATTTGAATCGTACGGAAAACTAAATGAAAAATAATCTGTATCTCCATTCTTTTCACATTCTGCATAATGATAATCATATCCGATCAAGTTTCCAGATGCATCATACATTACGCAAGAAATTTTTACAAATGAAAAATCTTTTCCGGAATCATTTGTTGCTTCAACCGTAACATTATCTGCTCCAATGTCCGATTGAACCATTATATTGCGAACATCACAAACAGCATTTGTTGCTTCATCAACACTCAACGACATTTTATAGTTATCATAAGAAACATCGTTATAATCAGAATCGCTCGGTGCGTCAAAATAAAGAACACATTCCTTACCGGATTCAAAAGCTCTGTTACAATCGCTTTTGCTATCCAGCATTTTACCGTTTTTGTAGTATACAAGTTTTGCGTCCAGATCAACAGTTACCTTGTTGTTGTTTTTCAAGATAGCAACAACTCCATGACCACTGTCTTGGTATTCAATTGAAATGTTTTTCTTTATCTGGTTTGCATTAAAGGAAGAAGTGACGGTAACTTTGCAAGAAAGCGTTTTCTTTGCAATTTTTGCTTTTACGTACGTTGTTCCTTCTCCAACCGCCAGAACCCTTCCAGACTTGTTTACAGAAGCAACATATTTATTGCCACTACTCCATTTAGCAGTTTTCCTCATTCCGCTTATCTTTAATGTTGCGGATTCTCCAATTTTTAAATTAAGAGTCTTTCTGCTTAATTTGATAGTTGCCGCCTGTGCAACAATCTGTTTCCCATCTGCATTTTGGATTGGCATAGCCGAAATCAAAACGGCGAATACCAATCCCATCGCTACTAATATTTTTTTTGCGTTTCTCATAATGACTCCTTTCTTGTGATATGATTTATTTAGAATTATATCACGTTCGATTATAAAAGTCACTAAAAAACATACACATTGTCTCCGGTTCGATTGTAATGTTCTCTCCCATAATCCCTTGCGGCTTTTCCTATGTCGTTTGTAGTAATTCCGAAATTTTTCTGTAAAATAGCTTGTAATAACTGATTTTGCTGTCGCAATAAGGAAACCTCTTGCGCAGATGTTGAATTGATAGCATCTTTGATTCCAGTAATTTCTTGGCTTCCTGCGACCGCCGGCTTACCTCCGACCGTTCCCATAAGTTCCGGAAGCCCGTTTTCTCCAACTGTTGCTATGCTATATTTATCCATAAAACCGCCCGTTGCATAAGCCTTTACTTTAGGTAGGCTCACTTTCGGCACAAGATCGACTCCGCTCCACTTTACCTTTGCTACTTTAGCCGCCGCAGAAACAACACTGTTAAACCCTCTCAAAACGGTATTCACTCCACCGATCAATGAATTTATTGCTGTTTCAATTCTTGAAATTACGGTGTTCATTGCCCCGGCAACGCCACTTTTCACGCTATTCCATAATTTGCTGAATATTTCAGCTACACTTTCTTTCATCTTCGAGAAAGCATTTTTTATCGGGGTGGTTACATGTTCTTTAAACCAACTAGAAACACTGTTCCACGCCCCGGTTACCGCTGTTTTTGCCGTGCTAAATGCTTTCTGAATAGATTCTTTTGCTGAACTAAAAGCATTCTTAATAGGTGTTGTAACATGCTCCTTAAACCAACCGGAAACCACCGCCCATACCGATTTCACAGTTGTCCATAGAACCTTAAATGCGGTTGATACTGCCGATTTCAATAATTCAAAATTCTTCTTTATTGGCTCTATTACCTTTGATTTAAACCAATCAGAAACAACAATCCATACCGCCTTGACAATGATCCACAATCCTTCAAAGATTTGACCAACTCTTTTCGAAAATCCTTGGAAAAATGAAACAATAGGAGTTATAACATTAGTATTGAACCATCCAGAAACTGTTTTCCACACACCGGATATATCTTTCCATAAAGAAGAGAAAAAACCGGAAACAGATTCCCATAATCCCTTAAAAAAACCGCTTATTGGCTTAATCACATTAGTATTAAACCAATCTCCTGCTTTTGAGAAAATTCCTTTTATTTCTTTCCAATGATCCTTGACTACTACAGCCGCCGTTGCAACACCGGCTACTATTCCTGCGGTAATCGCTGCAGGTGCTGCCGCTACCCCTAAAATAACCGCTCCGACTGCCGTAATCGTAACTCCGACAAGCATAAGCGCTTCATTAAGCCAACTGAATCCGTTCTTTAACATGGTCACAAAGTTTGATATTGCAGTAAATGCGCCAATCGCAACGGAGCCTATTCCGGTTATTGCTTTTGCAACAGGGCTTATAAATGCAAGCGCGCTCTCTGCGGCTCCACTGCCGAATAAGGCTTTTGCGCCAGCCGAAAAAGTTGCCCCAAGTGTAGCAAACGCCCCTCCTATTTTTTTTGACAGAGCGGTAGACAATACCGCTGAAATTCCCTCATTTGCCGCAATTTCAACGCCAAGCCTTGATGCAAGTGAACCGGCTATTGCTTTCGAAATGGAAGTTCCGATTATATCAAGTGCTGTTTTTGCAAGATGCAATCCAAGAATTTTTTTGATTGTCAGCGCGCCGACAATAATTGCAACCGTCTTTACATCTAAGTTACTTAAAAACTCCTTTGCTCCGTTCCAAACATCCTTCCAAGAAATTTTACTTAATGCCGTAGTGACCGCATCAAATGCCCCTTGCGCCCACGAATTAAGTGTTTGAGCCAATAATGCAAAATCAAAGTTTTGGAAAAACTTGTTGATTCCGTCTGCAATTGAATTTCCAAATTGTTTCCAATTAAACGTTGTGCCGAATGAATCCAATCCGTGAATCACCGTGTTTAATGAATTAGCTATCAGCTTTCCGGTTTCTCCGAAAAGCGTTGTTCCTTTTTGCCCTTTAAATAGTCCGTTAAGGAATTTTGCAAGTCCACTACCAAAGCCGGACGCTTTGGCGTATACCTCATCCCACTTGATGCCTCGCATTGCATTGATAAGAGCACCGGAAATCGCTTTTCCGAGCCCTTCAAGGTCTTTGATGTTGCTTTTGAATTTCTTAAAGATGGTGTCGGTCTGAACTAAACCACCATCAGCACCGGTGCCGCCACCAGCACCAGATCCAGATCCAGAACCAGAACCTTTATTCCCAGAACCGGAACCCTTGTCTTTACTCTGTTTTGAAATAACCTTCAATTCATCAAATGCACGAGTTGCCTGTTGGATTTCCTTTTTTGCTTTCTTGGCATTCTTTGCGATACCACCCGTGTTTTTCCCTGCGTTTCCTGCGGCATTACTTAAATCGTCCATGCCGTCAGATGCGCTTCCAATATCATCAGCAAGACCGCTGATTCCTGCCCCTTTGCTTGCTTCATATCTCCATCCAAATATTGAACCTAAAGCATTTGTTACCATCTCTGCAAAAGCAATAACCTTTTGCAGAACTGCGTTAAGTACCTTGATAAACGGCTTAAATGCATTGATTAAACCACTACCAACAACCGCTCCAAGTGCTTTGAAGTTCTCTTTAAGCATGGTTATCTGGTTATGCCATGTCAATATGTTATCGTAAAGGCTTTTTATCCTCTACTTCTTATGGTTTCCCATAAGTTCGGCGTACATTTTCAACCACAGCATTGTGGCTGTCGGATACTCTTGGGGATATTATATTCTACACTCTTTCCATAAGAAAAGAGCATAGGTTCAATCCCTACGCTCTACAATGTGCTATAACTTTTATTTTATAGCCTTATCTCGGTATTAGCTTATTGACTTATCCACTTATAGCCATAAGCAGTTCGCCCCTCTTGGTCAATTACATTATGTATTGCTTTGTAATTAACTCCAAGAGATTCCCCTGCTTCGGATATTCTATCGAACACTCTTATAATCTCTCTGGTTTTCGCATCCACTTGCGCAATTTTTCTTCCTTTTTTGCGCTTTTTATAGATGCTCAAATCTTTTATTGGAAAATCTTCTTCGTATACAAAAATATATCCATTTGCCGACTTATAGGTATTTGAAAGCACACCGGAAATAGTTGTTCTATTTGCTCCGGTAATCCTAGCCGCCTCCTGCAAACTTTTAAATTTCTGTATAAAATTTCCTTCCATATCACATTGAATAATGCTTCTCATTCCGTTAGGTTCCGGCTTTCTATAGGTTTTCGCTCCGTTTGATTCATACTCATCCTCAAACATGAACATATAGCCCTTTGTCTGCCGCCTTTTTCCTTTACAATTAAGCAGAACATCCGTATTATTAAATCCGTCAATTTCTGCATCCATTGCACTATCATAACGCTTAATGTACCGTCCGTCAAGCGTCAGCAAAACAACTGCCCTGGCGTTATGATACGGCGCGCCTTTCCCACCTTTGGTCATATTATAGCCATCTCGATAGGTGTTAAATTTTTCAATGTAATACTTTTCCAACTCACAGGCTCCATCTTCGCTTTCACACGTTTCGATGATTTCCCATGAGAAGTTGTCAAACCCGAATTCTTTAATTGCTCTATGAAAGTCGCAATCTTCTTTTTCGTAGCACCTTTGATGTTGCCACACTCTGCTATGAAAATCACAAGTTTGACCGACATAAGATTTTCCGTTTATTTTATTTGTTGCTTTGTAGATATAATATGTTCGCATTAAATCACCTCAAACATATTATACAAAAATGTTCGTGCTAAGTCAACTTAGCCTTCACCGATTTTACCCGATTTTTCATCGACATATTGCTATGCCGCGCGACACATGAAACAAAAGTTTCGTTTATCGGCTGTTCTGGCAAAGTCTCCGGTAATATTGGTTGTATGCGCAAGCACATACTGATAACGCAACATGGCTTTTTGAGCCTGTGTCATTGATGAAATGTTCGCATCAAGTCCTTGCTTTAATGCCCATTCCTTTAATGTTGCCTGTGTCAAGTCGATACCATAACGCCGCATAGGTGCCGTAGTACCGGAAAATACAGATTGCAGACTCTTGGCAATATCTTCTTGGCTCACATCATAAAATGAAGCCATATCTCCGGCTAATTCTGTCAACCGGATAGACATTTTTGCCATTTGCCCTTGTGGAATATCAAGGGCAGTTCCCATGGCTTGAAAACGGCTTGCGAACTGTTTTGCGGACAATTCAGACATACCAAATTTTTCAATTGATGTTTTTGCGAAATTGTTAATTAGGCTTTCATACTGCCCGAATGTCTGCCTTACAACGTTCTCAACCTCGGTTAATGAGGATGATATGTCAATGGCATCTCCAAGTAGCCTAAATCCACGGAATAAAGCCCAATATGTTGCATACACTTTCCCTATTGCAGACGCAAGGGAGAACGACTTCTTTGTTACAGCGGATGCACTTGAACTAAATCCACTAAATGAGCTTGTGATGCTTTTTGCCGCTGTTCCTGCCGCTCCACCGGTACGTGATAATTTTGCCAATGCATTTGTCATGTCAATAATATTCCGGCTTACACTAGGGGCTTTCGACAATTCGGACATAAGCTGTCGCATTGCAACCGCAAGTTTTGGTATATTCTCGATAGCCTTTGTTGAGCTTGTATAACCAAGTTGCTTGATTCCTCCGGCTAATTCCGATAACCCTTGCACCGATTTTGACATACCGGAAAACGAGCTTACCGACTTTGAAATCTGTCGCATTGCTCCGGCTGCTGCATTTATCTTTCCTGTGTCAATGTTGCTAAGCGTTTTAATGTTTCTTGCAAGAGTCGAGAATGACCTTGAATCAACACTGCGCATGGCACTCATTGAGTTTGACAATCGGTTTACTCCGGTTGATAACCGGTTAATTCCGCTAGAATCTATGCTTTGCAAGGATGAAGATAGTTTTCCTAACCTTGTTATCAGTGCGTCGATCTGACCATTAGCCTGTCTTGCCTGCGCTTGAATCTTGACCTCTAAGGTTTCTAATTCCAACAGTTACACCTCCTTTATTTAGTTTTAGAAAAGGGCGGTAAGATTTGACCCCTACCGCCCTTGAATTACTTTTTCAGTTTTCCCTTTTTCAGAAGAGAAAGCATCTTTGAATTTTCCTCTGACGTAAACTTAAAATTGGAAAATCCGTTCTTTTTTGCGATTTCCTCACGATGTTCTTTCGATACATCATCTTCCCCAACCGCTTTTAACGCTTCAACGATTGAACCGGAATTTCCGGTATACTTCGGATAATACTTTGTTTTGCATTTTCTTGCGCCTTTTACAACAATAACTGTGTGACCTTTTATGCGTGTCACAAGAATATCTCCGTTGCGAAGAATAAACCCGGCATGATAAGAACCCATATCATCAAACAAACCGGATTTCAAAATTACCGGTCGTTCATTTGATGTATTGAAATCTCCCACATCCTTGCCGGATGCATAGATAATACAAGCGCGTACAAGGGAAGAACAATCGCATTCCGTCTTGACCTTTGTGTTGATGCCATGCTTAATAATTCCGTAGCGTTCCGATTGGTCATAGCCGATATTTTTGTTATCAGATGCAATCTTCATAGCTTCGGCTAACTTCTCCGCAACCCTATCGTCCTTCGCTCTTAGCACGTACCATCCCTTAGAATGGTTATAGAACTTCTGCATCGAAACTTCTTGTCCGGTCTGGTCTCCGGCTTTCCCACCAGAATAACAGTTGCCGTGTTCATCATGCCTAGCACTTCCAATAATTACTGCCATAGCAATACCTCTTTTCTTAAACTATCTTTGGTTTTGGTAAATGTGATTTCCTTGATTCAGCCGCCCATGCTTCTTCTGCCTTAAGCATTTCTCGTATCTCTGCATCGGGATCGTCTGTATTCTGCTTTTCGATAGAATCATAGCAAGTCTCTTTGACAAACTTGCCTTTACCCTCGCCGAATGTAGCGTCTATTGCGGTCACAAGTGCTGACGTTGCATATCTGCCGAACCACATATACATTTCCATATCACGTTGCCGCCATTCTGCCTTATATGCATCCAAATAAGGCTTAAGCAGCGCACGGTTCATCATATCTATATCATCAACGGAAAATCCGTAGCCTTTCGTTACCATAAGGTAAAACGGACGGATTTCCGCAACGTAATATTCCCATGTTAATTCTTGTTGGCTGTCTTGGATGGAGTTTTCTTCGCCGGCGTTCGATTCTTCTTCTCCGTCTCCATCATTTGCGCTAAAAAACTGTTTGACTCCAACTCGGACTCTAACTCATTAAACAAGTCAAGGCAGTTGATTTCGCCATTGTCAATCTTTTCGGAAAGCATATCAAGCACCTTCTGGAACTGCTCGTCATATCCTTCCCCTGTTTCGTAGTCATATCCAAACTCGTCCTTATGGCTTACTTGCAGTCCTACAAGAAGCATCTTAGGAAGTGTTTCAAGTAACAGTTTCTCTACAGACTCTAAGCTTCCGTCCTGCTCACTTACCGACTCTGATACATCTTTGATAAGATGTGACTTTAATGTTGGTTTAAAACCAAATTTGATTGAATATTCGCTATTTCCTAACTTTACTTTCATGTTTTACCTTGCCTTTCTGCCCTATATTGGCAAGGGGCGGTGTTGCCACCGCCCCATTGTTTATCTTATTGCTTCAAGTTCTGCTATCGACCGTTCATCCTCGCCTACCGGTGCGGTCGATTGCTCGTCCGATAGGCTTTTTACCCCACCACTGTTACAGTGAATGTTCCATCGTTGTTATCAACGACTTTCAGCTTGTCGGTAACAAGTTCTGATACTGTACTTGGAATAACCGTTACCGTCATTTCAAGAATTTCATCGTTTCCACCTACATCGTTAGGTGTGGCTGTTGCAGTTCCTACATATGCGTACTTCGCTACACCGCCAATACCGTCCGTTCCGTACAGATGAATAATATCAAGTTTTTTATCTCCAAACCCATCCACCTTTGAAAGATATTCTTTATCAAGGTTTCCTGTGATTTCTCTTGAATCAGAAGTCTTAATTCCTTTTTCAAAAGTCTGCTGGTCATCTTCCATTGTGGTTGACTCAACCGTGTTTGGCGGTGATGCAGGGCTTGGAACTGACTTAGCCGCAACCAAAAGATTATATGTTCCTGCAAAGTCAGCCTGTTTTTCCGTGTGCTCTTTTACAATGACACGTGTTCTATAGCTTGTTGATGCCATATTTTCTACTTCCTTTCTGCTTATAGCTGATCTAAATGTTCAACATTTCCAATTACGCGAGTTGCGCGGAATGTAACCGTTCGCACTTGCTTGGAAATTGTTGTGGCTTCATTTGATACCTCAAACATTTGTTGTTTAAAAAAAGACACCGCATATGCTGCGATGTCCTTAATTGCTTTTCTTGAACCTTTGTTTGTAATTGTAATCTGAAATGTTGGGCGAATTGCATTGATTGTCTTTGCTTCATTCGTTCGTCCGGCTTCTGTACCACCGATTTGTCTGACTAAAAGCGTCGGAAATGTTGCGGTACCGCCCGATTCTTCATCTTGCGTCACCTTAATTCCTCTTACCTTGCTTTCCATGTATGATTTCAAAAGGGAACATAAGGTATCTTCAAAATCAAGCGCCCAACTGTTTAACTCATTTTCCACCAAATACCTCCCTTGCAATCTTTACATACTGTTGAATAATCTGTTGTTCCGCATTGTACATAGGCATTGTGGCTTTGATACCGTGGGTATAACGCCATGTTTCGGTCTTATCGTCCCAATAGTACCAACCATCTTCAAAAGCGTGTATTTGCCCCGGATATGTGCCGACACCGAATCCAAGTTCCGGTGCTTTTGGGTTCTCTTCGGAGTTATAAAAAATACCGGCTCCAAACTCTACCGCCAATAAAGTGTAGAACGGTTCTCTATCTTCTGACGTTACCGTTTTTCCGGTTGCAATCAGAATTGCATTCGAGGTCATTAGCTGCGGTGCTTTATCTACCTTTACCGTTATCGTGTTTCCCAATGGGGATTCCGATACGTGTTTTATTGCCGCCGTCTGACCTATCTGTGCAAGCCTAGAAACAAGTAAATCGCATTTAGCCTGTAAACTATCGCGGTACTTTTCTAATTCCTTTATGGCGTCTTGTATGGATTTAGAGGATAATGTCATTGAAATAGTTTTCTTTGCCATGCGACCACCTACTTAATATTCTTCCGAAGAAGAAATAAATCCGTGGTCAGTCCTTCATCGGCAACGCCTTTTACGATGTAATCTGCGGTTTCTGAATCCACAAGTCCATCATCAGTGCGTTTGACTTCCGAACGTTTCCACACAACGTCACCGGCTTTCAGTGGCAAATATCCTTTATCCGTGACAAGCTGACAGTATGATGTACTATCATCAATTCCAAATTCTTTCACAAGGGCTTCTGACAACTTATTGCTGATATTTGCTTGGAATGTAGTAGGTTCTGAAAACCCTTCAACTTCCTCGCCTTTTGGAATCTTGTTGCCTTCGGAATCTAAATAAGGTACAAAGTTCCCATCGGAATCCTTGTACCCTTCATAGACAATATCTCCATTTTCGTCAGTTTGTGGGATGAATACCCTCTGACCGGATTGTGAATACTTCATTTCCTGCTTGTTAATGTCAAGCATTGGTGTTTTCCTCCGGGATTCCGGCAACACTTGTCAGAAGCGATAACACTCCGGCAAGGACTGATGCAGAAAGAACATATTTCCAATCCACCGCGCCCATAAATGCCGCCGTTCCAATTCCGGCAATCGCCGCTTGCGCAACAGTCTTGATTGCTCGGATGCCGGCTTTCTTAGTCCAATCCTTCCAATTCCTCATGGCTTTTATCTCCTTTCCCTATATGAATCTCTTCAATCTCATGTTTCATTTTTGTAACCATTCCATTTCCACCTAACGCATGGTACGCATCATACATCTCACAGAAGTTCTGATAGGCATATGACGGTATTTCTCCGATTCTGGTGTACTTTGCATGGTATTCAATGAGCTGGACGCGCAAAAGAAGCATTGTTCCTTTACTGTTCGCGTCCCTGCTTTTCTTTTGCTGTTTAAGAAGCCAAACTATATACCCAAGCACTATCGGAAGTGCCACAAGATAAGTTTGAATCAAAATACTTTTCATTTGAATCTCCTTTTGACGCACTGCCCACCACCGCTTAATGTGCGCCGTCTGCAACCATTTTACCGACACCGGAAATATGGTCACGCTCAATCTTCTTTAATTACATTGCTTTTACAAACGGAAACACTCCAACAAAAAGGCTTTCACGGTCTTTCCATGTCCGGCTCACACCGTTTTCGGAGAAACTTGCCATGTATGCTTCTCCTGCCTGCGACCGGTCGTACACTGCCAAATTGACCATAATGTTTTCATAGTTCTTAACATCACTGTCAATCTGGTCTTGCGTGTATGTGTCCGGATAGTTCCGTCTGCCGATAATCTCTTTTCTTGCCTGCTCTAAAAGCTGTTCAATCAAAGGGTCATCTTCCTTTTTATCAAACACAACTTTATCGGACTTTTCCCCGGTCGCTTCATCCTCTGCCTCTTCTATATGAAATTGTTTTAAGCGAATCTTTACCTGTTCGACAAGCGTGTATGACATAAGCGATCTCCTACAGATTAAATTTTGCAATCAGAATTTCTTTCAGTTCCGCACCGCTTGTTGTTTGTGCATTTTCGATTCCATGCTCCGTGGCAAGTTTCTGCAAGTCTGCGGTACTCATTCTGTTGATTTCGGTCTTTGTATACCCAACGGAAGATACCGGAGAATTACTCTCCGGTACCTCTTCTCCTGCGTTATACCATTTACCATTATGAATCACTATATATGGATATTTCATAGTTGCACCCCCTACTCTTCGCTATGAACCTCATATACAAATGTGCTATCCATATTTTCATACGATGGAAGTACAACCTCGGATGCAAATGTTGACATCTTCATAGGTGGTCCATACTCTGTCTTTGTAGCGACTGTAATACCTACGCCATATGTTGTCACATCAACATTAGGTACCTGTCTTGCAGTTCTTTCTTCCGGTGTAGTGCCGAACCAAGTGCTTCCAAGGCTTCCTTCTGGAAGAAGTGTAACCTTGTTATCCGGGTAGAAGTACTGCTCTTTGCCATCATCATCAATGTACATCTTATCGTAAAGTACGGTAGTGAGCTTTGCTCTCTTCTTCACTACTGAAATAACAGTATCATCGTCAACCTCAATAGTTGCTGTAAGGTTCTGTGCAAGGATCGAGTTTCTTATCTGTGCATTATCAAGCAGATATTGGAATGTATTGCTGTTCATAAGCGCATATCTAGCAATCTTACCCCGCTTCTGTAACTTCTTTCTTGCATTGTTAAGGTCTGTAAGTGGCTTTGAATTAGCTGTATCGCTCCACATGCTTGTGCCGGATAACTTTGCGTAATGGTCTTTTGCGTATGAACCATCCTTGTCATAATCGTAAGCGTACTGAACGCCATCACTTACAATAGCAATTACCGGATGACCTGCATTTGTGGAAAGAAGCGACATTCTCATACGCTCCGGTACAACTTCTGCGCCGCTTACAAGGTTGTTAGTATCGTCATATACGCTTGACAAAGCACTTGCAAGGTAAGGGTCGTCTTCTGATTGAATACGCTCGATTTCAAGCATTTCCTCTTCACCAACTGTCATTCCCTCACGGAAAAATGCCATCTGCGTTTTTTCCTTACTTAATCCACCTCTAGCTCTAAGAGTTGGAATTGTGTCAAAGTTAGATGGCGCAAGCGAAACCGGTAAACCCTTGTGTGTCTTAATCCAACTTAAATCAAGCCCCTGCTTCTTTCTTTCTGGAAACCACTGTAAACCAAGATAAGGTATCTGATTACTAGCGTTTTCTGTTGCCGATAATGCGATAGACTTACTGTCTAATACTTCATTAATTAACATCTATTTACCTCCTGTTATTATTCAAATACAATCATTGGAAGAGCTGTTTTAACCGCTTCGTCATATGTAACGCCGGAATGTGCTTCTGCTACCTTTGTGTTAAGATATGCTTTCTTGAGCAGTACTCCCTGTGGTCTGTCCTCTGTTACATCAAACCTTAAAATACCTACTACTGTGGCTGTATTGTCAGCCTTACCGTTTGCTCCGATTGGAGTACCTGCTTTGACAATTTTCTTGCTCTGTGCGTTTTTAGTTGTTACACCATCAAAATCAAGTGTTAATGGAATTGCTTCATTAGGATCTCTCTTTAAAATCTGAACATCTCCTGCGTATGAAGTTTTTTCGTACTGCATATTCATTTCCTTTGCCATTTTTTACCTCCTGTTATTGTTGAATGTAATGTGATAAAACGTCATTGTTCTTAGGTGCATTAGATATAAGGCTTTCTGCTATCTTTTCAGCATTTGTCTTATTATCTGCACCGGCCTTATTACCGCCAGCTGTGCCACCACCCGGATTCGTACTGCCATTTGCAATCTCCTGTTCCTTGGCTTGCGCTGCGGCGGTCTCTTTTTCAGAGATAATCTTTCCAAGAACGTCATAATCAAAGCTGCCGTCGTCTTTTACGATCTGTGCCGCCTGCTCTGCGGTAACATTAAATTTAGATGCGGCATTGGCTCTCTGCGTGGCTATTGCCTGCGCTTTTTCAAGTTCCGCGATTCTTGCATTGGCTTTTTCGAGGTTCTTATTTGCCTGCTCGACTTCCGTGAGCTTTCCCTGTTCGATATCATCAAGCTGCTTCTGCAACTCTTCAACTTTGTCAGCCTTTGTCTTGTACTCATCAACCTTTGCTTTGGCTTTCTGTACGGAACTTCCGTAATCTGCCATGATCTTGTCCGCGTTTTCCTCGCTTAATCCCATAGCAATCAGATCTTCTCTTTTCATCCATTACCTCCGATATGTCATACGAATTTTTATACGGTGCAACGACACCGAACGACATTGTTGATTTTTACGCTCACAACTTTGCGAATTTTTATAAAATAAAAACAGCCGACGATTACTCGGTGACTGTCTTATCTTTGTTTATCTGGCTCTGTGTGCCATCTGTATTCATTTTATTTATCAAGTCTTGTGCTTTCTGTTCCTGTGCTTCTACATCATCAATGGTTTTCCACAGATTATCCAAGTATGGCTTTGACAACAGGAATGTCTTTTCCGCATCTCCCCATAACCCAACCGACTTGATTGCGACAAAAGGATGAATGCCGGCTTGCAACAACTGATATAGTGTCTGCGACTTGGTGTACATATTGTCTTGTGGGCTGTGATTGATCTGCACATCAAAGTCGCGCGTTGACAATCCCAAATCGTGATCCTGTATGCGAATCACATTCAAAACAACTTTCGCAAGTCTTTTTTCAGCCGACTTTACAATCGGGTCTTTCAGTTTTGCTCTCGACTTTGAGAAGTCCCATCCGTTTCTAAGTTCAACCGCTCCCTGTGTATCTCCACCGGAATTATTGTTGTTCTTATTTGGTATGGCAAGAATGGACTGTGCATTATCCCACAGATCATCCTTTGCAACTTGGCACTCTGTCTGATTCAGCTCTTGTGTCATAATGTCAACATCTGATTTATTCTGCTCATTATTGGATTTTACGACCAGCGCGTGTGACATACGCATCTTTTGGAATTGTTCATCATCAACCTCGCAATTTACGAATTTTACCCAAAATTGAACAAATTGCTCAACTCCGTCCATTCGGTTTGACTGCATTGTATTGATTGCATCCAATAGTCCGATCACAAGCTCAATATCAGAAATGCGCTCATGGTTGTTCGGAAACTCGACAATCGGGATTCCACCAAAACCATGTAGTTTCCAATCTCGAACCTCTCCGTTCACAATCTTGCATTCGTAAGAGTCCGTGTAGCATAGTTTATACATCTGTCCATCGGCATCTTTAAGCTCTTGGATTGCTAAAAGTGGCTCTTCTGTGGAACGACTGTAGATAACAAAAGTATTCATTGGTGTCGGTGCAACAATTCTAAATGGTATATCTCCATTTTTTGTAATCTGCACCGCCTTAAATGACGTTCCGGTTGCTGATTGCCACTCTCCTGCCTTAATATCCTTTTCCTGCTTATTAGCATCGGTCAGATAATCGTTAAATTCATCGACCGCATTGTTTATCCGGTCATCATCTTTCCTGCTGATAAGCTGAATTGGCTCACCGTAAGTCTGACCGACCTTGAATTGAACAATCTCATAGGCATGGTTTTCAGATACCTTATTGGTTATATCCGCATTCTGTATCTTTGTTCGGTACAATACAGGCTGATCGCCCTTGTAGTAGTTCCACAGATAACGAATGATCGTCTTGTTGAAATAAAATGCACCAATGCAGTTTCCGACAACATTTACGATATTGTCTGCCGTAATCTGTTCTACGTTAGAATATGCAATTTTTCTTCCGTATCTGCCTTTTACAAGGTCATGGAAATACTGTGTATTCTTCATATAAATAAAACTCCACTACTGCAAGCGCGTTTCGGTATTGGCTTTGTTTCAACTTTGCCTGTTGCCACGCGATAAATCACAATATGATTGCATTTTTTACATTTGCACGGATGATCTATCGTAGATCTTCCATCGTAATGTCCGGCAATTCTTCCGCAATCCGGGCAATATATAGTTACTTTTTTCATAGCAACCTCTTTCTTGTAAATAAAAAACACCGCCATTTCTGACAGTGCCTTTTACGGGTTATATACTTTGGGGGTTGTAGAAATTTGTTTTTCTACTCTTTTAGTATATCATGCAAGTTTTAGGAAATGTTGTGAAAGAGTGTGAACTATTGTGTACTTTTATGCACTCTTTTCAGAATAAAGTTGTCCATAACGTCTTTCAAACTCCTGCAATGCTCTTTTCCTAAGTTTCATAATGTTTCTGTAGGAATATTTCATCTCAACGGAAATCAGGTTCCAATCTTTTCCATTGACATAGTGTGATGAAAGCACGATATATACATCTGTATTATCCATGCTGTCAATTTGCGATATGATAATCCGTCTTTTATCAACCAATTCATCTACAAGTGTCTGAACCTCATTCTGCAAATCAACAATCTTCGATACCGCGCTCCCCATTTTGTCGGGATTGCCAGATGATTGCACATCCACCTCTTTCGGAGATATAGATATAGAAGTTGCCATATCAGATAGCCTTTTAATTTCTTCCAGCTTATTTGCAATCGCATGGTCAATTCTGCTTATCTGTGAAAGATATTTGTCTGTTGTCATATCCTAATACCTCCTAAATGGGTTTACTGCCGCTTCTACCTTTGCGGTATTGTTTGGGTTCTCTATAAACATTTCAAGCTGGGTTAAACCGTCTGCCGCATCGTCATGTTCATTACCGCCAATACTTACAAACATAGAGAGTTCATCCATAGCCGCTTGATATTCGTCATTTCTGTAATACCTTGTTACTCCAAGATCTGAATCTTTTTTCATTTGATCCTGTGTCGGGCGGTGCGTATCAAGAAATATGAATTTTCTCTTAACATCCCCGGAATATGCTATTATCTTTGATAATTTTTCAACCTTGTTTGGTGCTTTTCTGCTTGTGCATGAGCATTTATAGTCCTGTGCCTGCAACTTTTCATCTACATATTGGCAATACAGATCTCCTCCGGTATTTCCCTCAAATCTTGTCTGCCGAATCTCATTCCCGATAATTCGTCCAACAACAAGAGGGATTGTTACCTCTTTCGGGCCTTTGTTGAATACCCAATCGTAAATATAAACATCACCGTTTTCATATTCTGCCCCTATCGGCATTGACAAGCTATCGCCGCCGCCCCAGGCAACATCCACAACTCCAATACGCCGGAAATCTCCATCCGGCAGGATTCCGTTAAATAGTCTCAAATCCGTATAAAGCAATCCCTCGCGGACATATGGTTGTTGCATAAACTTAGCCATCCATTCGGCATTGTCAAGCTTATCTCGCATATCCCGATAGTATTCCGTGGAAAATCCGTTGATTTCATACGCAAAATTGCTTTCGTCATTTTCATTAAGTGCCGGAATCTTACGGAATCGGTATTGCGGATCATGCTCATATTGCTTTCTCATACGCTCCAATGGATCTAAAACATTCCAAAGAGTACCGACCATCAATTCCCTTGCACCGTCATTTTTACGGTCAACCATCTTGTTTAGGTACTCTTGGTATGTGTTTTCCATTCGAGTAGGACTTAATGAATGCTCTCGATCACGAACCAAGTCATCGACATATAAATATCCGTCTTTCGAAACATCGACCGCTCCTGTCCATGTTCCGTCAATACCACGGCACGTTACGGTTGCGAATCTGTCCGGATCTCCAAGTGTAATCGTAAATTCATCAGCACTCTTGTCTGTCGGAATTGATGCGTTTGCGTATTCCGGATGCCAATAAGCAAAAAGTTCCGCAAACGTATATTCTTCCGTGGTAAAAAGATTCATCAGTTCTTTGTAAAATCCTTTTGCCAAAATACCGGAGTGACCACCCATAGCACTATGACTGTTCGGTCTGCGCAATGCCACCCACGCAAGGAAGAAAATACAGATAGTCGATTTACCTACACGCGATGGCATTGATAATCCGTAAAATTTAATCTTCCGGTTTTCCAAATCTTCAAGATCTTTGGCGACTATATTCAGTGTCTTGCGGCGTGGATAATAAAACCGTTTACTCCAATTTCTTTTGCGCTCCATGAAGTAGATAAAGCTCTCGAAACGATAAAAGCTTTCTAACCGCAAGACTTCATAGAACTGATCCACAAGTTTGTATCCGCCTTTAATGTCGTGATCCTGTGCATATCGTTCAAGTTCCCATATGCTACCGCCCGCGTTTTTCTGCGTAAATTCGTTGATTAAAGCCTTTGTTCTTTCGGTTATAGTCAATCCGTAGTCAACGTCTTTTTCCGTCCGAATCGCCACATTGCACGCTTTCAAAAGGGCATCTATTACCTGTTCATCAACGCCTTTTTTCTTTATGTAGTTTTCATATCCATTTACTGCATTTATTAACTGTTTTGAAGCCAAATAAAAAGCACCTCCGCAAAAGCAGAAGTGCCTTGGCTTCTGCCTATAATTTTTCTAGGTTAGCGACTAACTCCATTTGTTAGCCGGGAATATGCGTAGTCAGTAGTAAAAGCTATTCTTAGCACACCAATATCGTACGCACCTCTTAGTGTTTCGGAAATTATTTAAAGACTATTTTCTTGGTCTGAATTGTTATCTATTTTATATCCGCAATGCTTTCTACAAAGCAGTTATAGTAGATATATCTCTTGCCGTTAAAATCAAACTTAACATATCCACCATCGTTTGTGCTAAGGTCAATCTTACCTTTGTATGTTGCAAGTTCTTTACCATCTGCCGTGTATACAGTAATGGTTCTCTGCATACCTCCATTTACATCGCTTTTCATATTTACCACAAATCTGTCCCACGATGCGCATCCGGTCATTCCTAAGCACAATGCCATCCCTAATGCGACTGCTAAAATTTTCTTCTTCATATGATTTATTCTCCTTTAAATTTGACGCTATTTCTTTTCATTGTACTTAATAATTCTTCTAATGTTCTTCTTCCAATATCTTTCCAACGAATGATGTCATCAGGTGTGTAATTACTCATATCTTCAATGGTTTCAATTCCGTGTTTGTGTAAAATTGCGTATAATCTAACCGAAATATTCATCTCTGATATTTTCATAATCTCGCTCCTAAATTCTTGCAACTACGTGTTCTTTTACAATTTCTTCTTTTCCCGAATCGTAAATAACCGAACCATTTTTATCAGTTTTCAGTTTATCAAATTCGCAAGTAACCTTTATGCCATCTTTGTTACTGCATTCTGCGTGATAGTCAATAACACATACTTTCTTCTGCCATTTTCCATTGGAATAAATCTTTGTGTAACCGCCTTTTCTGGTTTTGATTATGATTTTTGAACGTGTTTTCTTCATTTATTCCCCCAATAATAAGTTTTAAGTCAATATCTAATTCCCTTACAAGCATCATGAGTCGCCCGAACTTCAAGCCATAACTCGCAATGTCCTTTAGCAATTCCTCTCGCCTGTTTTATAATGTCAAAATATGACATATTAAACTCTTTTTTGTGTTTAAGAAAATGCTTGATGTAAAAAATCATCTCTTTTTCGTACAATTTTCTGGTATTATGTTTTACCCTGTTGTCAAAAATAAGGCAATGTATTCTCTCCCTCATTTCCAATGCACCTTGAACCCTTTCTTCTTATACTCCTCTACGGCTTTTTTAAGGCTAATATCGTCCTCATACTTTTCATTCAGCATAATCACCACATTGCCTTTTTCAATTCCGTATATATTGCAATTTGCAAGTTTCTTAGCCGTTCCAAGAATAGCTTTTGCCTGCTTTCTGCTCATTTCATAGTTTTTGGTTCCCATATTAACAGTCATTTCTCATAAACTCCTCAAAATCTTTCCTGCACTTAGGGCATAGGTCATATTTGCGATTGAATAATTTGAATTTATAGATACTTTCAACCTCTGCTACTATGTCGCAATCTTCAAATGTCGGTTCAATATCTGAGCACCGACCAATTAATGTAAATTTTATCCCTCTCTTTGGTTTTGCTTTTATTTCAGCACCGCACCTGTCGCAAGTGCGCCATTCTTTTTGATGTTTCATAAAATCCCTCGCTTACAAATCAAGTTTATTCAAATAATCTGTTCCACTATTTTCAAGAGCCTTGCTAATGCCGTTAATCATATTAGCCATTGCCTGTTCGACTTCCTTTATCTTTTCAACACTTCCACTGCATTGTAATGATAAATATCTTTTCTGCCAAGCGTTTGCATTTACAACTATACTATTGTGGACATCTTTCTGTGTAACCATCATTCCACCGCCTTTTAAACTAATCCTAGCATATACAAAATATCAAGTTCCGATATTTCTTTTGCGCCCTCTCTTGTGTGCGCAAGAATTTCTTCCATCGAGTATTTTTTCATATCATTGCACTTACTCTTATCAAAATTGCTCGAAAAACAGTAATGCAGGCAATACCCATATCCGATTCCAAGTTGAGTACCGTAGATGCTCTTGCAGACAACATTGTAATTTTCTGTTTTTAAAATATCATGTTCTCCATCTAATAAACATTCTTTTCCGTTGTTGTCCATTTTCTCTTTGAGATATTCAAGAAAAATTCTCATTTCTTTTTCTGAATCTGAAATGTACAAAATAGAATCCTTCTCTCTATCATCAATTATTTGTTTCGATTCATTACCGCAGTGATTATACATATTCCACCAACTTTCTACCGCAGATAGGGCAAAAATTAACTTTTATATATCCAAGACAACCGCTATCTCCTGTGTCGATCAACAAGCCAAATCCATTTTCGTCTTTGAAAATAAAATCTCCACCAGCGTATCTTTTTTCGTAATATTCATCATTATTCATTGCTATGTTTTTGCAAAAATCACACATATTACACCTCAATCAAAGTAAATTTTCTTATTGTTTTTGGAATCTCACGATGCAAAATGCCATCTGTATCAAAATATGGTTCGCTGTTTAATAACTGCTTGCGTTCTACATTTTCTAGATATACTCTGCTTGTTTTCCCACAAATCGTGATTTCTCCGAACATTTCCCCTATTTCAGCCTTGAATCCGCTTACATCATATTGAGTTTTGCAATAAGGGCACACCTTTTTATCTGTTTCGATTGGTGCGCCACAATTCACGCAGTTTGTCATATTTTGTACCCCAATCATAGCAAAAATCGGAATCCTCGCGAGATTCCGTATCTTTCGTTTGATATAAACATTCCGCAATGTTTTTATCATCAAATAGCGACACAGGGAATCGAACCCTGTCAGTTCAAACCATGCCAACCGCTTTCAAATCTGCAATTTCTAATCACGGAAGGGTTTTCTGTTTCCAATAATACCGCTACCATCCATAAGTCTCCCACCGACCGGAACTATTGCAGTAGCACCCGACTAAGTGGAGATAAAGACGAGCACGCCCGGAAAGCATCGAACTTTCTTTAGAGGTTTTGGAGACCTCTTTCTGACCAACAGACAGACGTATATAACGCAGCCAAACCATAGACCGTCTGCAAGCAAACAGCATAATTTCAACCGCGTTAAGCGCAGTGTGTAGGACTCGAACCCACAAGGCGAACAAACGCCCGACCGGATAGCAACCGGCTCCAATTCCATTATGGGAACACTGCAAAATAAACATGATTAAGGTTTCCCTTTATTCATCACAGATACAGTCATATTCAGCCACCGTGGAGATAAGTCTGAGCTTCCGGGCGCGACCCTTTGCTTCTTACCCCTGTCAAGCACGAATGGGATTGATACCCACAAATTTCACGGTTCGTTCAGAATGTTTTGGTTAAGCAAACCTTACTTATTTGTTTCTGCCATACCGCTACTTTAACGAATTTCTTGTGTTATACTCCGGCTTCCCGGATTCAAGGCAAACTGACTTAATGAGTTTTCCGCATATAGTCCGTGGTCTCTCACACCACACACATCAACGGATTATTCTTGCACAGCAAGCGTCTATTATTCGTCAGCCACAAGGATTCTGCCTTTGACTTCTCTATGACGATACACCACACAGAATTGTTGATAGTTTCTATCTTCTTGCTTAAAATCACTTTCAAGCAAAAGCTGTCAGCCAATCCAATATCTCGAATTGGAACAACTCATTGCCATGTGTCTCGGCAGGATTGAAAAATCCATCTGCACCGAGGTAATCATGTTTAAATGGGGAAGATAGGAATTGAACCTACAATGTTTACCACTTGGGAACTGATTTACAGTCAGCCGCAACGCCGCCAATCGTTGCCGCTTCCCCAGAACCGCCACAAGACGGTTAGCAATATGTTTTACGTGCTATGCGTTACACGATCATGTGCCTTTGGTAGATGCATGATAGAATACCACCGGACGGTCTCGCACCGTCCTTAACAGAATCGTCCTAGTGGCGAAAGGAGGAACCCAAATGCTTGAATCACTCAACCAAGGGTTCAAGTACGTATGGAAAACATACGTGGCTACATGAAACATCAACATGCAACCGATTAGGTTACCTGGATTCGAACCCGGAATGCAGGAATCAAAATCCTGTGCCTTACCGTTTGGCGATAGCCCATCATTTCCAAATGACCATAATATTCATTGCAAAGATCGCGTATGAAAGCAAATAACCAATTGCGTTTGAATTGTCTTTTTGTTTTACCTGTCCTCCCATAAGTCCAAGTATTACAAGGGCATCTATCGCCGTAGCGATTATATTTAAAATCATATCAATATCTCCCATCCTCAAAGCTGTGTTCCTGTTTGAATCGTTCCATTTCATTTACGCTCATACCGAAGATCCCGGCAGATGAATCAGAGTCCGTATGTTCGAAATACTCGCCCTGCTGTGGAAACATAAACCGGAACATAGCGTAATTTGCAACATCACACAGATATTCAAGGTTTCCGGTCTCTTCAAACTTGGCAAGGCACATTTTCAAACTTTCGATTGCATCAACATTTCCGGTAGAAAAGTTCATTCTTGCCGGTCCGTATTTGTAATACGACTGTTCAATCAAACCTTTGCGCTTTTCATCAAAAGCTGTGGAATACTCGGTTTTCATCAATGCTTCATTCATTTCTGTTTCCCCTGTTTCTGTTCCCAGAAATCACATGAATGGCTGTATTCAACGAAGTCAGCGGCATAATCGCTTTCGGCGTTTGAACAAACATAACCGTTTGTCTTGACACATAAGCCATATTTACATGTGCCGCAACATTCTTTGCACTCTACCATTACACATCGCCCTCCGCTCTGTGGTTTGCTTTTTCGATGTCAAAGCCTTCCGGGTAACGCGCCTTAAGCTTGTCTACATTCATTTGCATTATTTCATCAAGGCTCCAGCCGAAGGATTCGCAAAGCATTGCAAGATACCAACAAATATCGCCAGCTTCTTTCTTTGCGTGGTCAATATCAAGCTGTTTCTCGTGGAAAATCCACTTTTTAATCATGTCGTTGAACTCTCCAACCTCGCCGGATAACCCCAAACAAGAATTGAAGATGCCGCCAAGGTCATAATCTTGCAACGCAGATGCGATATTGTTCTTTTTGCAAAATTTAAGCAAATCAAGTTTATCCGAAATTCTTTCTGTCGCTTTGCGATCATTTGTCCGCATTGCTAAAGCCTGATACTCATTCCCGGTCATATATCATTCTCCTGTCCGAAACACTTTTTTGTTTTTAAAAAATTTTTGGAAATTTAGTTGCGATTCGCAACGTGAAAGTGAATTGTTATAAATTTATTATAGCCTATTTACGGTGAAAGTCAATGGGTGTTGTTGTAAGTGGCTTTTTATTTTTTGAGGTATTTAAGGGACTTAGTAGCCGCCCGGTGGCCTTTCTGTCAGACCCCCTCCCCATCCTTTTCTTGCAAACATGGAAATCTAAAATATTTTCCGTTTCGTTTTGTTGTCATTGCGTGAAAATCAAATTGTTTTAATACAATTCATGTCATACCCTTGTAACTATTCGCAAAACCTAACTTTTCCGAATAGTTTACGAATAGTTAAAACTCTACAACCCTTGGTATTACTGCATTTGTGAATTGTAGAATAATTGCGCACAATTTAGACCGTATTATTTACCGCCGCATCTGTAAATTGTGTGTCAATTGCGTGCAATTCTTGGCTCTTTTTCCCGTCCAGCCTTGGCAGCTCCTGCGCTGTGATTGCCTTGCGTTGCGTGGCATTATCGCCAATTCCGGGCTGATTCATTCCGAATTCGTTGTTTCCCACGAACATGGTGCCCACCGGGCTATTGGAGTCATACGCACGATCAAGGATGCAATCCTTGCGGGATCGCTGCAATTTTTGCCACATCTTGAAAGTCAGCGAACTTGGTTCATCGCTAGCCCATATATCCATTGTGTTCGTTGGTATATTACAAAAATAACTAAATGCCACTGTACTTACCAACTTGCTATACACATTGGAGATATATATATAATAATCACAAAGTTTATATAATACCTCTCTATCATACCTGTTACAATTAGTTGGTATAGTTGCATTACCAAGAGGTTTTAAGCTCTTGTCTTTAAGTACCGATGTATCCGGGAATAAATGCATACCAACATACTGCATTACAGCTTTCCATTGTCTCTGTCCAGCTTTCAGCAGATCTTCGATGTGAAATTCTATACAAGCGTTGTCTATTAAGTCTTGTACAGTTGATGTATATATCTGTACTGTTTTTTTAATGATTCGGCGACCACCGAGATCTACACTCTCTATATCCTGCATATATTTCACACCTCCGATCTGTTAATCTCTCTGCTTTTGGTATACACTATTTCCGGGTTTAAAGTCAAGCCTTAATTTTTTAAGGTGGTATTATATACTTACGCCGCGCGCATATGCGGATATACACTTACAATAAACCTATAGGCTTTATATACAGTGTATTATTATTAATTTAAAAGATTAAGAAAAAGAGAGAGAAAGAGAAACATAGTTCTGAAAAAGCGACGTCAGACGATTGTGTCGCCTTATGTCAGACGATTGTCAGACGATTTTTTGTAAAAACTGATACTATTCTATCATTTTTGGACTTGTCAAAGACCTAATACAACTAGCCTTGTTTATAAAAATTTAAGAAAATTATTATAGATAATTTATGAACTATTTTTGAACTTTTGGGAAATCGAAAGATGCACCCGGAAACGTTGTTAGAAATACGCTCTTGACATTTGATCTTGGCAGGCGTACTATATAGACAAGTCGCACGGCATGGATGCTTGCCGATGTGGTGCCGCCAGCGATCCCGGCGACCACGGATTGAAACAATAGTATTTTTAGTAAAAGCAAAACATTTAATTTATGTTTTGTGTCGCGTGCAGTGGATGCTCTGCGCGTGGTATCTGTAGCAATTCCCCAGATACAAGGATTGAAATAATTATATTCTCAGTGATGAAAATGAGTGGGTCAGATTCTTAATCTTTCCCACTCGATTTCTTTTAATGTTTGCCAATCGTCTGTATGATACAACCAAAATCTCCAGCGCGATATATATTTATCTCCTGTGCATTAACCCGGTATGTCAATTCGTCATCATCATAAATCTTGAGCCAGTGCTTAAAATCAGCAACTTTTTTATAATGTGCACCTATCTCCGCGTCCTCGTCAACGACGTATGCCATGTAGCTTCCATCTTCGCCAAAATCAAGAGTGCTTGTTTTCAATCCGTTTTCATCGCATCCGACAAGTATTAATGCCGCAATATCGCTTGACCCTATAAACCTTTTCTCGTATTCTTTGTAGTTCTTCATTTTGTTTCCCTCTCTTTCTTGACTTTTGAGTTATTATATGCTATCCTTAATCACGTAAGTTGTGGAAGATTAGGTTTAGTACCTATTCAAATTTACGTGACTGTTGCCGGTGGATAATCCACCGGCATTTTTAATATTTGTATTTGCCGGTTTTATCAAAATCTGATTCCCCGATTTCAACGATGCCGTTTTCGGTTTCTCTCATAAATTTTTGATAATACGCTTCTCCGTTCCTAGAGAGTATTAACTCATGTAGTTCTCTGTCAGACAATTTCTTTCCATCCAGAAAATCATCCACTTTTTCATAATCAAGTTCGCCGCTCTCATCTTTGAAATCGGCATCATCAAATGATTTCCCATATTTTTCCAATAGTGCCGTATCATAAAGGGGAAAATCTGGATCGCTAATTATTCCCCTTTCGTCCAATGCATCGAAAAGCTCCTTGAAACTTTCCGCTTCCTGCTCATATTCCACGAGCCTATTCACGCTTGTAGACTTCCATTTAATCATATTCCCGCCCCCCCTTTTATGCGTTCTTTCCTGCCAAATAGCAGTTGCAAAATTGATCTACGAGCTTTCCAAGCTGTTCCGGTGCAAGCTCTTCTTTCAGATCGTCCGGAATCCACTTATACGATTCCCGGAACGTATCGCTGTTCTGTCCGATCTTGGATGATCTCTTGACCATTTCAAGCTTGTACATATCGCCAAGCTCTTCCAGTGTAATGTCCCCACTCTTTACTGCTTCTCTTCCCTCTCTGGTTAAGATGCTCATTGCATCCTGTTTCTTTACTACCCCTATTCCTTTGATCTTCATATTGTTCCCCTTTCTAATCTTCTTCCCCGAATAATTCCGGGTAATCTTTTCTTAAATTTTCAACACGGAGTTCGTAATTCTCTCCGTTTCCCGGATATCCTTCAGCCTCGCACTGCTCCGCGATATCCTCGCACTCCTGTTTATACTGGCTGTATACATCAGATAGCCCATTCTCCTCTGCCCACTCTTTTAAACTCATATTCCATTCTCCTTTCGGTGCTGTGCTGTTTTCTTGATCTGACTATAATATAGCACATACATGTTATGTTGTCAACACTATTATTAGTGTTTAAAAATATTTTATTTTTTCTTCATTGCTTGGCGTTATCTCTACCACATCCGACGGCTGACATCTTAATATGATGCAGATCGTGTTGAGCGTGTCCAATGTAATGCTTTTCCCCTGTCTGATGTTCTGCAACGTTGCTTGACTGATTATCTTTTCTTTTCTTATCCTTGTAGCGTTAAATCCACGGCTTGAAAGTTCTTTTATAATGTCAATCTTATATGTAAACACTGTTTGCACCTCCTTTTGTTTTACTTCATTATATAATGTATGGCACTAAAAAGCAATATATAAATATTTTAAATTTCACTAATTATAGTGTTGACATACACTAATATTAGTGCTATTATAATTACAACAAATAAAGCAAACGAAACGGAGGAAACAACATGGAAAAGAAATACAGACTTGTAACGGAAACCGGGCGCGTTCTTCTTGGCGGCGAGACATACAACCACAACGGAGCCGAAAGATGGTTTGATGATTTCAATGGAATTTATGAGGATGAAGAAACCGAATCAGAAGAAAGAATATATATTGAGGAGGTATAGAACATGGCAGAATACTATATCACTTACAACGATTATTTTGGTTTTTGCGTTGTCGAAAAAATCAACGGAAACGGCAAAATCGTATTTACCGGATCAATCGAGGATTGTAATAGAAAATGCATTGAATTAAATAGCCTTAATTAGCCGAAACGCTCCGATCTGGAGCGTCAGCCGCGGGACGGTCTCCCGGCTCTGATGATGGCAGACCAGAAAGGGAAAACATGGACGACAAAATACAAATACTGTTTGAGTTAAAACTTGCAGGGTTTGACATTTCCGCGAACCTTGAAAAGATGTATCAAA